CCAAGATCTTTTCAAAATTATAATGTTCTAGAAATGCTTAATAATGCTTATAGAACACCCGTAAATATAAGAAGAATAGATGGTTGGGGAGGTGTTCAAGGTGAATATGATCCTAATACCAATAGAATTTCTATAGATAGGTATGACAATTATACAAATTTAAGTAGAGGTGGTTCGTATACAACGAACCCGCTTCTTGATACCGGTGATAATTTTATTAGTCAATATTCGAGTAAAATGGATGAAAGCGATACGTCACTTATGGGTTTGCTAGTTCACGAGGGTGGCCACGCCACTGGTTATAGAGGTATTTTAAGTACACCACAAAATCCTAATAGATCTTTTTTTGACCCAGCGTTTAGAGCTAATACAAGTTATTTAACTTCATTAGATGCAATATTAGGTATGACATTTAAAAAAGAAACTCAAACACCAGGTAAAGATGATTTTTATCACGATATAGACATGGAATATGGTGCTTGGTCAATGCAAAATATTTATCAGAATTTAGGTAAATATGAAAAAGGTGAAATACCAACAACTTCAAGGAAAACTGATCCAAGCGGTGATAATAATGATCCATTAAGGACATTTTTTAGTAATTTATTTAAAAACATTAAACCAGAAAAAATTATAAAATGAAATCAAAAGGATTAGGAGACACAATACATAAAGTAACAAAAGCAACAGGTATTAAAACCATTGTAGATAAAGTTTCAAAAGGTTTAAACGTACCTTGTGGTTGCGAAGGAAGAAGAGAAGCTTTAAATAGATTAGTACCATACGATAAACAATTTAAATTAAAAAAATAATGTCAAAGCCAAAGAAAAAATTTGCAGAAAGTACAGTTGGTAAACTTTTGTTTGGAGCAGCTTCTATAGTTAACCCAACATTAGGTAATGTACTTAAAGGTGTAACTTCACCAGGTGAAGCTATAGCTGCAATAGGTAAATCAGATGTAAGTGCTGATGATAAAATAAAATTGCAACAACTTATATACGAGCAACAAAATAAAGAGATGGAAGCTATAACTTCAAGATGGGAAGCAGATTCAAAATCAGACTCGTGGCTTTCTAAAAATGTACGCCCGCTAGTTTTAGTGTGGTGTATTGTTATATTTTCATTAGCTGGATTACTTGATAGTGTTGATTCAATACCATTTCATATAGGTGAAACATGGAACGACACGTTTGAAAAAGTAATGATGGCAGTTGTATTAGCATATTTTGGTGGACGTAGTGGAGAAAAAGTAACATCTGTTTTAAAAAAATAAAACAAATAAAATAGAATATGAATTTAATTAGAAAAATTAGTGTAGGTAGAGACTACAAAGACTCAGCTATGCATTATTCTGTAGGACAAGAAGTATATGGTGGTCACAAAATATGTGATATAATAGAAAAAGAAGAAAAATTTAGTATATTCATTAAAAAAGGTCAAGATGTTTTACCTTGGAAAGATTTCAATAAAAACATGGCTATAAGTATAGAATATAATTTAGAATATTAATGCAAAGCTTATATTATTTTATAATAAAACCTATAGAAAAAAGATATAATAATACTAAAAAAATTGGTGATAAAGATTTTATATTAAACACTGAAATACAAGATCATAAATTTGTTAGTAGAAACGCTAAAGTCATACATTGCCCAATAAACGTTAAATCACCTATAAAACAAGGTGATGAAATAATAGTACATCATAATGTTTTTAGAAGGTTTAATGATATTAGAGGTAATGAAAAAGACAGTAGCAGTAGTTTTGTAGATGGTATGTATTTTGTTTATTTAGATCAAATATTTGCCTACAGACATAGAACGGAATGGAAGCCTATAAAAGAATATTGTTTTGTTAAACCGATATCAAATGATGATAAGTTTTCTACAAATAAAGAAAAAGAAAACACGGGTATTATAAAATATGTTGACAATAAACATATTAAAAAACAAGATCTTATAGGTTTTACACCAGATAGTGAATATGAATTTATAATAAACAACGAAAGACTTTATAGAGTACCAATAAAATCAATTTGTATTAAATATGAATATAAAGGAAACGAAAAAGAATATAATCCAAGCTGGTTACAGAGCGGTTAATGAACTTATAAAAGTTGCTAAAGAAGAAATAGTTGATACAGAAGATGATGTTTCAGCTGATAGATTAAAAAATGCAGCAGCAACAAAAAAGCTAGCTATATTCGATGCTTTTGAAATATTAAACCGTATTGAGGCTGAAAAAGCTTTATTAGATAATAAACCAGTAGAACAAAAAGAAAACACATTTAAAGGTTTTGCTGAAAGAAGATCAAAGTAATGAAGTTTTTATGTTCTAGTTGCGGAGCTTGCTGTAGATTTATTGGAAAAATTGATAGCGCAAAATATGGTTTACCTACAAAAAAAGATGGTAGTTGTGCAAATTTAATAGGTAATATTTGTTCTATATACGATGATAGACCTGATATATGTAGGGTAAATAAAATGCATGGAAAAAGTATTCTTCAAACAAAAAAAGAATATTTTAAAGAAGTAACCAAAATTTGCCACGAATTAATAGATATGCAAGGATTAGATGAGAGTTATAAAATAGATCTCAAAAAATACAATTAAATAATGTACAAACAAACCCTATATAAAATTATAAAACCTATAAAACAAACAACCATACATAGGTTAAATAAGAAAAAATATTGGAAATACGGTTATAATAAAGAACATGATGTTATTGTTATAAGTAAAACCGGACAAATAGGTGATGTGTATAGCATACAGAATTTAAAAATTGCATTACCAAAACAACCAAAAAAAATTGAAAAAGGAAATAATAAATGGGAGGTAAATCAGTATCCAAAAGAGTTAGAAAAAATTAAAACTATATTTGATTGGAAAGATTTACCAGATGATTTTAAAAATAAATGGTATGTTTATATTGATAGAGAATTTACCAAACGCGACGAAGGTTATTGGTTCAGCAACAAAGATAATATTACTTATATCACTGGTTCTCATTATATGTACTTGCAATGGACCAAGATTGATGTTGGGAAGCCAGAGTTTAGAGAAGCAAACAGATTATTCTTTATTTTTTGGGAAGCCTGTAAAGCAGACGATAGATGTTATGGGATGTGTTACCTTAAAAACAGAAGAAGTGGATTTTCGTTTATGGCCAGCTCAGAAACAGTTGGACAAGCAACTATCTCTTCAGACGCAAGATTTGGTATATTATCAAAGTCTGGTGCAGACGCAAAAAAAATGTTCACAGATAAAGTTGTACCAATATCAGTCAACTACCCGTTTTTCTTTAAACCCATACAAGATGGTATGGATCGGCCAAAAACAGAATTAGCTTATAGAGTACCAGCTAGTAAGTTTACAAAAAGAAATATATTATCTAAACAAAAAACAGAGGAACTCACGGGATTAGACACAACTATTGATTGGAAGAATACAGGTGATAACAGTTATGATGGTGAAAAATTACAACTGCTTGTACATGATGAAGCTGGTAAATGGGAAAGACCAGAAAACATTTTAAATAACTGGCGAGTAACTAAAACAACATTAAGATTAGGTAGTAGGATTATTGGTAAGTGTATGATGGGATCAACATCTAACGCTTTGGATAAAGGTGGTGAAAATTTTAAACAATTATATTATGATTCAGACGTTACAAAAAGAAATAAAAACGGACAAACTCGTTCTGGATTATATAGTTTGTTCATACCTATGGAATGGAACTACGAGGGATACATTGATACTCATGGAATACCTGTGTTCGATACACCAGAAAAACCAATTGCAGGACCTTATAATGATAGCATCGACGTCGGAGTTATCGAGCATTGGGAAAATGAAGCAGATGGCTTAAAAAATAGTCACGATGCTTTAAATGAATTTTATAGACAATTCCCAAGAACTGAAGAACATGCATTTAGAGATGAAACAAAAAATAGTATATTTAATTTAGTCAAGATATACGAACAAATTGACTATAATGAAGGTTTGAGATCTTCTGGTAATACCACTAAAGGTAATTTTCAGTGGTTAAATGGGATTAAAGATACTATAGTGAGCTTTTATCCTGATTTAAATGGTAGATTTGAAATATCATGGATACCATCACCTAATTTACAAAACAATGTTTTATTAAGGAATGGTTTTAAATACCCTGGTAACGAACATATTGGTGCTTTTGGCTGTGATAGTTACGATATATCAGGCACTGTAGATGGTAGAGGATCAAAAGGCTCATTACATGGATTAACAAAATTCAGCATGGAAGATGCACCGCCTAATACATTTTTTTTAGAATATATTGCAAGACCACAAACTGCAGAAATATTTTTTGAAGATATATTAATGGCATTAGTGTTTTACGGTATGCCTATATTAGCAGAAAACAACAAACCAAGGTTGTTATATTATTTAAAAAGACGTGGTTATAGGGGTTACTCAATGAATAGACCTGATAAAACACATAATAAATTATCAACAACAGAAAAAGAAATAGGTGGTATACCTAATACTGGTGAAGATATAAAACAAGCACATGCCGCAGCTATAGAAACTTATATACAACAATATGTAGGTTTAAAATCAGACGGCACATATGGTAATATTTACTTTAATAGAACTCTTAATGATTGGTCAAAGTTTAATATTACAAACAGAACAAAATTTGATGCTACTATTAGCTCAGGATTAGCAATAATGGCTTGTAATAGGCACTTATATGCGCCAAAACAAGGAAAAATAGTGAAAAAATTGGATTTTGGGTTTAAAAAATACAATAATAAAGGTTACATTTCAAAAATAATAGAATAAATGTCAAAACAATTACCTAAAGGACGCTTTCCAAGTCAAGCAGCTACAGATGAAGAAAAATCTTCAATGGTGTATGGCTTAGAAATTGCTAAAGGCATAGAAGCAGAATGGTTTAAAAGATCAAGTGGAAGTGTTAGATATTATGCAAACAGAGATCAATTTCACAGACTAAGATTATATGCTAGAGGAGAGCAATCTATACAAAAATATAAAGATGAGTTATCAATTAATGGTGATTTGTCTTATCTTAATTTAGACTGGAAGCCAGTACCTATTATACCTAAATTTGTAGATATAGTTGTAAATGGTATAGGTGAAAGACTATATGATATAAAAGCTTATTCACAAGATCAAGCTTCTATAGACGTAAGAACTGATTACGTTAACTCTATAGTAAGAGATATGCAAAACAAAGAGTTATTTGATAATGTTCAACAACAATTTGGCTTGAACATGTATAATAACCCAGTAGAAACTTTGCCTGAAACACAAGAAGAGTTAGAATTACACATGCAGCTAGATTACAAACAAAGTATTGAAATTGCTGAAGAAGAAGCTATAAATAATGTTTTTGATTACAATAAATATGATTTATTAAAGAAAAGATTAGATTATGATTTAGCTGTCATAGGTATTGCTGCTGTAAAAAATAGTTTTAATACAGCTGAGGGTATAAAGTTAGAATATGTTGATCCATCTGATTTAGTGTATTCTTATACTGAATCACCTTATTTTGATGATATATATTATGTAGGTGAAGTTAGAAGAGTTAGTTTAATTGACTTAAAAAAACAATATCCAGAGTTAACTGATGATGATATTAAAGAAATAGAAGGTTTAGGTAGTAATGCTTTAATGTATAATAAAACATATGCTAGTGCTGACTCACCTGATAATAATTATGTTTATGTTTTATATTTTGAATATAAAAGTTATAATAACCAAGTATACAAAATAAAACAAACTTCTTCTGGCGCAGATAAAGCAATAGAAAAAACAGACACATTTAATCCACCAAAAGACGCTAGATCAAGATTTTCAAAAGTAAATAGATCTATAGAGGTTTTATATGAAGGTGCTAAAATAATAGGTAGTAACAAGTTGTTAAAATGGCAACTTGCTAAAAATATGACAAGACCTAAAGCTGATACAACTAAAGTACAGATGAGTTATAATATAGTTGCTCCAAGAATTTATAAAGGTAAAATAGAGTCTTTAGTTGGTAGAATGACAAGCTTTGCAGATATGATACAGCTAACTCATTTAAAACTACAACAAGTTTTATCTAGGATGGTACCTGATGGTGTTTATTTAGATGCTGACGGTATTGCTGAAATAGATTTAGGTAATGGAACTAATTACAACCCACAAGAAGCATTAAACATGTATTTTCAAACTGGTTCTGTAATTGGAAGATCAATGACACAAGATGGAGATTATAACCATAGCAGAACTCCTGTACAAGAATTACAATCAGGCCACGGTGGACAAAAAATATCTAGTTTAATAAACTCTTATAATTATTATTTACAAATGATTAGAGATGTAACCGGATTAAATGAAGCAAGAGATGGTAGTACGCCAGATAAAAATGCGCTAGTAGGTTTACAAAAAATAGCAGCGGCTAATTCTAATACCGCAACAAGACACGTATTACAAGCAGGTTTATATTTAACATTAAAAACAGCAGAAGCGATATCTTTAAGAATATCTGATGTTTTAGAATATGGTAGTACAACACAAGCTTTCGTTCAAGGTGTAGGAAAATTTAATGTCGCTAGTTTAAAAGAAATAAATGAATTACATTTGCATGATTTTGGTATATTTTTACAATTAGCACCAGATGAAGAAGAAAAACAAATTTTAGAAAATAATATTCAAATGGCACTACAGCAACAACAAATAGAACTTGAAGACGCTATAGATGTCAGAGAAGTAAAAAATCTTAAACTTGCTAATCAACTATTAAAACTAAGACGTAGAAAGAAAATAGAAACTGATAGACAAATGCAACTTGAAAATATACAAGCACAAACTCAGTCTAACACACAAGCTGCACAAGCAGCAGCAGAGCTAGATATGAGAAAAGAACAAATGTCTACACAAAGTAAAGCACAGTTATCTGAAGTTGAGCATAATTTTGAGATGCAAAAGCTACAAGCTGAAGCAGAACTTAAAAAACAACTTATGATACATGAGTTTGAGCTTAATATGAGGCTTAAACAAATGGAAACACAGGTGATTAATAGTAAAGAACAATACAAAGAAGATCGTAAAGACAAACGAACAAAAATACAAGCTACACAACAAAGTGAGCTTATAAACCAGCGACAAACTGGTAAACCGCCTAAAGATTTTGAGTCAGCAGGTTTTGACGCATTAGGTGGATTTGGTTTAGAACAATTTGAGCCAAGATAATTTTTTTAATTTTTTATAATATTATATTATGTCAGAAACAAAAGTAACTCCAGTAGCAGATGAAAATCCTTCTGTAGCTGAAAAAGAAGAAGCGGTATTAGAAAAAGCCGGCGTAAGTACTAAATTAGATGACGGTACTTATAAAGTTGATCTAGATAAAATTAACGAAACTCAACAAGAAAATGTTGAAACAGTAGTTGAAGAAAAAACAGAAGAAAAGGTTGAAGAGACAGCGCAAGAGCCGGTCGAAGAACCTATAACACTAATTGACGAAGAGCAAGATGGCGTACAAGTGCAAGAGCAAGAAAGCTTACAAGAAGTTGAGCAAGTCGAGCAAAAAGTTGAAGAAAAACAAGAAGTAAAACTAGAATATCCTGAAGATGTCAAAAATTTACTTGATTTTATGTCTGAAACAGGTGGATCACTTGAAGATTACGTAAAGTTAAATGTAGATTACAATAATTTAGATGATAATGCTTTATTAAGAGAGTATTATAAACAAACTAAACCACATCTTAGTGATGATGAAATAAGTTTTCTCATGGAAGATAGTTTTTTAATTGATGAAGAAGTTGATAGTGAAAGAGATATTAAGAGAAAACAACTTAATTACAAAGAACAAGTTGCTGGTGCTAAAAATCATTTAACCAGCATGAAACAAAAATACTATAATGATATTAAATCAGGTTCTAAAATGTCTCCGGACGTTAAAGAAGCTGTAGATTTTTATAGTAATTATAAAAAAGAGCAGGAAGAACTTACTGCTCTGCAACAAAAATCAAATGAGCATTTTTTAAGTAAAACTGATAATGTTTTTAATAATGAATTCAAAGGTTTTGAATTTAAAGTAGGTGAAAACAGATACAGATACAATGTAAAAGATGTAAATGAGACAAAGCAAGCCCAAAGTGATGTTTTAAAAGCGTTTAAGATGTTCTTAGATGAAAATAATATGCTGAAAGATGCCCAAGGGTATCATAAGGCGCTTTATGTTGCTAGAAACGCTGATTCTATAGCAAACCATTTTTATGAACAAGGTAAAGCTGATGCTGTAAAAAGCATGTCTTTACAGGCTAAAAATATTAACATGGATCCCAGGAAGGGTGCACAGAATATTGAAGCTGGTGGATTAAGAGTAAGAGCAATAGGCGGCGATGATAGTTCAAAACTTAGAATTAAACTTAGAAAATAATAATTAAAACAAAATTTTTAAAAAATGGCAATTTCATTAGGGAGCGGGACTACAACTCCAGCTCCAGTTAAACAAACATTAGCCTCTAATTACGTTGATTTTACTGCGACTGCTACTGCTGGTTGGGCACAACAATACCTACCAGAGCTTTACGAAGCTGAAGTAGAAAAGTACGGTAATAGATCGGTTGGAGGATTTTTATCAATGGTAGGCGCAGAAATGCCTATGAGCTCAGATCAAGTTGTATGGTCAGAGCAAGGAAGATTACATTTATCTTATTCAGGAGGTACTTGTGCAGCTGACTCAAGCGGTGAAAACACAATATCAGGACTAACAGGACATGCTATTAGAGTAGGTCAGTTAGTTGTAATATCTGACGGTACTGATGTTGCAAAAGCTCAAGTTACTGCAATACCAAGCACGAGTTCGATAAAAGTAAAAGGTTATGCAGGAGCAACAGGTCTTGTAGCAGATTCAAGCATTGTGACAACATCAGGTGCAATTAAACTTTTTGTATTCGGTTCAGAATTCAAAAAAGCACAAAATGGTATGTCAGAAGCTGTAACACCAAGTTTCCAGTCTTACACTAACAATCCTATTATCATGAAAGATAAGTATGAGATCTCAGGATCTGATGCTGCTCAAATTGGTTGGGTTGAAGTTTCAGGTGAGTCTGGTCAAGGAGGTTTCTTATGGTACTTAAAAGCTGAAGGTGATACAAGACAAAGATTCAATGACTATTTAGAAATGACTATGGTTGAAATCGAAAAAAATAGCAACACAAATCTTACGGGCATTAAAGGTTCTGAAGGTTTATTTGCTGCTATTAAAGATAGAGGTCATATTCACGAAGATGGTTTAGACGGATCTTCTGCATCTGACGACTTAACAGATTTTGACAATATGCTTAAAAAGCTTGATAAGCAAGGAGCTATTGAAGAAAACGTTATGTTCTTAAACAGAGACTTATCACTTAACTTTGATGACATGTTAGCAGGTTTAAACCCTCACGCTGCTGGTGGTTTAGATTATGGATTATTTAATAATTCAGAAGATATGGCATTAAATTTAGGATTCAACGGATTTAGAAGAGGTTCTTATGACTTCTACAAAACTGATTGGAAATATTTAAATGACGCTTCTACAAGAGGCGAAATTGCTTCTGATGTACAAGGTATATTAGTACCTGCTGGTACATCTTCTGTGTATGATCAAGTTCTTGGTAAAAACATCAAGAGACCTTTCTTACATGTTAGATACAGAGCTTCAGAAGCTGATGATAGAAAACTAAAAACTTGGATCACAGGTTCAGTTGGTGGAGCATCTACTAGCGATCTTGATGCAATGGAAGTTCACTATTTATCAGAAAGATGTTTAGTAACTCAAGCTGCGAATAACTTCGTAATCTTTGGTAACTTCTCATAATTTATAACGTAGAGACGAGGCGCTTCGGCGCCTCTGCTTTACATTTTTTTATTTAATAATATTATATCATGACAAAAAAACAAAAATCAAACTGGGAAGTAAAGGATAGACTTTACACCCTAAAAAAAGGTTTAACACCCTTAACATTTACTATAAAAAGTAAAAATATATTTTGGTTCGATGAAGAAAAAGGATATGAAAGAGAATTAAAATATGCTGTAAATCAAAAAACTTGTTTTGTTGATGAATTTGCAGGTGATGCTAGACTTGGTCACATAACTTTTGAAGATGGAACATTACTGGTGCCAAAAACAAAACAATCATTACAAAAATTACTTTCATTATACCACCCTGGTTTAAACAACGTATACGAAGAGTTTGACGCTGTAGAAGAAGCAAAAGATCAATTAGCTGATATTGAATTTGAAATTGAAGCTTTAATGATTGCTCAAAAAATGGATGTAGAAGAAGCAGAAGCTATAGTTAGAGTAAACGTAGGTAGTGAAGTTACACAAATGACATCAAAAGAAATTAAAAGGGATTTATTAGTATTTGCTAAACAAAATCCATCTTTATTTCTCGAACTTGCTCAAGACGAAAATATACATGTTAGAAACACTGGATTAAAAGCAGTTGAACAAAACATTATAAAACTTTCTGATGATCAAAGAACTTTTGTGTGGGTATCTAATAGTAAAAAATTAATGGTCGTACCATTTGATGAAAATCCTTATTCAGCTTTAGCCGCTTGGTTTAAAACTGACGAGGGTGTAGAAGTTTACAGCACAATAGAAAAAAGACTAAAATAGTCACTTTATAAGGTTAGGCCGCGTAAAGTGGCCTAATCATATAAATAATACAATAAGCATGGCTATAAGCGTAGACAAAGTATATAAAACAGTATTAACAATATTAAATAGAGAACAAAGAGGACAATTAACTCCTGCACAATTTAATAAATTAGCTAATCAAGCTCAATTAGAAATACTAGAAAAAACATTTTATGATTATAATAGGAGCTTAAACAAATCAAACGTTGTAGGTTCTAACGATGATTATGGCGATGTAACTAAAAATATAAAAGAAAAAATAGATCATTTTTTAAAATTAGCAACAGTAGCTATAGATACAACAAATGATCAAATAAACTTAACAAATACTATTACAGATCTATATAAATTAGTTTCTGTTTATAAAGACGATAACTCCACAGAAATTGAAGAAATAAATATTTCAGAACTACCTCATATAATATCTTCAAAACTTATTAACCCAACAACTACATACCCTATTTTTTATAGGCAACAAGTAACAGATAATACTGGCGGCACAGCGCATTTAGATAATGCAATAAAAATATTACCAGCAACTTTAACCGGTAATTTAAATTTATATTACATTAAAAAACCTGACATTGTAGCTTGGAACATTAGTAGTGAAGTAGGACCAAACAGTTCTATAAAATTTGACTCTGCGTCAAGTGTTAATTTTGAATTACACCCGAGTGAAGAGCCAAACGTTATTATAAAAGTTTTATCTTATGTAGGTGTTGTTATAAAAGATCCTTTTGTTATACAAAGTATGGCAAAAATAGAACAAGAAACTTTTAATAAAGAAAATATATAATAAATGGGATTCCTAGACAATAAAACAGATCAATCGTATTATGCGGGTTCACAAAACTTTACATGGAATACAGGTGATGACCAAAACTTTACTATAACAACTATTGATCCTATGCCAACAAGTGTAGGTGATTTTTTTGTATATAATAATGGAGCTGTAGTTGACAGTTCAAATTATAGTTATAATAATTCTTCAAAGGTTTTAACTTTTATAAACTCTTATACATTTGCAAACAACGATATTATAACAGTAGAATTAAGGTTAAAATTATACGGAGATTATAGGTATATAACATTAAGTGATATAGTAAACAACTTTATGTTTTCTTATGTAGGTGAAGGAAAAATTATAAATAAAGCTAATAGAAGAGATGTTTTGTTTCATACGAAAAGAGGTATACAAGAGTTTGCTTATGATATTACAAAAGTTGAAAAAATACAAGAAATAGAAGTTGGTCCCACATTGTCAATACCAATGCCTAAAGATTTTATAAGCATGGTAGGTGCTTGTTGGGTAGATAATGCCGGTGTTGAACATCCTATACCTAAAGGTAGTATAACATCTAAACCATCAGAAGCTTTAGCGCAAGATGACGAGTTTAACTACACTTATGATAATAATGGAAATTTAATAAAAACAACATCTGTAACAAATGAAAGGTTTAAAGATTTTAATAATCAAGAACTAACTCATGCTTTTGGTAATGACGATTATTTTTATAATCAAGATTTTCCAGCAGAAAGATTATTAGAACAAGGTAAAAGATACGGTGGTGATCCGAGCTTAATGAATCGTAATGGGATTTATATAATAGATGAACACAAAGGGACTATTAATTTTAGTAGTGAATTAAATGCGAAAATTGTAAATATTAAATATGTATCTGATAGTATGGGTAGTGATGCAGAAATGAAGGTGCATAAGTTTGCTGAAGAAGCAATATATAAGCATGTGGCTTTTGGTATATTATCTACAATGGCAAACATACCAGAATATATAGTTGGTAGGTATAAAAGAGACAAAAGAGCCGCGATGAGACACGCTAAATTAAGGTTATACGAAATTAATTTACCAGAGATAACACAAGTTTTAAGAGGTAAATCTAAACATATTAAACACTAATTAATGCCAGAAAGTAAAAATTCCTTTATACAAGGAAAAATGAATAAAGATTTAGATCCTAGGATTATACCCCCTGGAGAGTATATAGATGCTCTTAATATAAAAGTATCAAGATCTGAAAATGGTGATGTCGGTGTAGTAGAAAACGTTATATCAAACAAATTAGCAAGTGATGTTTCAGGTAAAGATGCAACTTTATCTACAACATCAGCTATTGGTCACGTTGTTGATTTTGAAAACAGATGCGTTTATTATTTAGTTACTGATTTTAACAATGCAAATACAAATAGTAGGGCAGCTAGCACAAATAAATGTGCAATAATTAAATATGATCAGGATTTTGAGACAACAAGTGTTGTTTTTAAAAGTTACAGATTCAACTTTAATAAATCTTTTCCTGTTTATGGTATTAATATTTTAGATGGTTATTTGTTTTGGACAGATAACTTTAATCAACCTAGAGTTTTTAACGTACAAGATACAACAAGGTATACCGATGATTCATATTTAGAAGATAAAATTAGTGTTGCTAAATACGCTCCTTTTTGTGCTCCTAAATTTTTACAACCTAGATATATATTAACTGTTAATGGAGCCGTTAGTAATAGTGCAAACGTTACAATAAGTGCTGCAAATTCAGCATTACAAACAGCAATAGGTAATGGAGAAAAATTTACTGTTAGACACGATACTTTAGACGATGACGTTTTAATAACATCATTATCTGGAACAGCTTTAGTTTTAGATGAAGCTGTTACTGTTGCTAACGGTGAAAAACTAACTATATTATCTGGGTCAATGATTGAAAACACAGCGGATACAACTATTGATAATGAGTACATGAAAGAGAAGTTTGTTAGATTTAGTTATAGGTATAAGTTTAATGATAATACATATTCAATATTTGCACCATTTACTCAAGTTGCTTTTGAGCCTAGAATAGATACATTTACAAATGATTTACAAACAGACGCATATAAAGAAGCTGAGGTAGCAACATTTGTAAATAAAATAAACCAATTAGAGTTAGAAATAATGCTTCCAACATTAGATCCATCTGCTAATTTATTAATAGATGAAATAGAAATATTATTAAAAGAATCTGATAGTATTGCTGTAAAAGTATTAGACGTAATAGATGTAAGAAGCAGCAAAATAGATGGTTTAAGAAAAGACGTTACAACAATTAGTAATGGTGCTGTTGGCTCAACAAAACTTAAAGCGTATATAAACAACGTGTATAGCAGTGGAGTAAATGATAGACGTAAAGAACTTTATTACGTTTATAGGTCTGAAGAACCATTTAAAACTCTACCTGCTTCACAAACAAACAGGGTTTTTGATAATGTACCTGTAAAAGCACTTGCACAAGAAGTAGCAGGAAACAGAATTATATATGGTAATTTTGTACAAGGTAAAAATTTACCATCTAATGGTTTAAATTATGAACTTAGTGCTGGTGCAAAAAATCAACAAGATGAGTTTTTAGACGAACAATTACCTAGACATACATTAAAACAAAATAGAACATACGTTGTTGGAGTTGTTTTAGCTGATAGGTATGGAAGACAATCACCAGTTATAATGTCTAAAGATCATAGATCTTCTATACTACATAAAAGATCACAAATAAGTTTAAACGGTGATTCATTAAAAATAACATTTAATGATCCTATGGAAGAAAACTTATGGTCTGTTACTAATCCTTTAGGTTGGTATTCATATAGAGTAGTTGTAAAACAAACGCTACAAGAATATTATAACGTTTATACACCTGGAGTTACAAAGTATGATTCTCAACAAAGAGGAGGAGCACAAACTGGTGATGGTTATGGTTATTTTCCAATATACGGTGATAATATAAATAAAGTACCAAGAGACGAAGTTACTGAAGGTTCTAATATTGATTTATCTACAAGTAGTGTAAATTTATTTGGTATAGTACAAAACGGACAAACAGGTATACAAACATCTAAACACTCTGTTATAGCTATTGGTGATTTAAGTGATTTTGGTATTACCGCTGATGCTGATAAAAACGAATTTTATGATCCAGATAAAAAATATTTGTTTTCACAAATAAAGGGTGATTATGGTGTTCTTGCCGGTAATGATGGTGCAAACGCTGCTGCATTAGCTGTTTTTGAAACAGAACCGTTTAAGTCAAAAATTGATATATTTTATGAAACATCTACATGTGGACTTTTATCTGATCTTAACGCTAAAATAAAAGCAGGTGGAGTAATACCAAGTAGTTTAGTTTTAAGAAACCTTGCTGATAATGCAGATGACGATGATTTTAGAGAAGATTTAGCAGCTGATAGCTATATGTTTATAGTTAAGGTTTTTGATGTTAATGGTACACAACTAACACCATCAGGTCATTCGCTGGATATAACTATTCATAGTGTAATGAGGCAAATAGATGGTCAAACAGTAGATGTAAAATCTGATTTTTCTGTAGAACAGATCGGTAATACCGATGTTCATAAAATGAAACTTATAAACGCACAAGAATACAGATTATCACCAGCAGACACGTATGATGTTACATTTAGGGCTACTACACAAGACGGTGCTAATAATATACAAAAAACTATAGAAATAACAAATGATCACCCAGAAATAGGTTTTGCTACAGGTAACTGTGTAAGCTTTACACCAAATACCACTGGTACCATAGCAACCATAAACGCTAGTGGCTCACCTATATATGCTTATAATGGTAGTGCAAACACATCATTAAGAACAGAACGTTTAACTTTTTCTAAAGTAACTGCTGATTCTAGATTAGATGTTAGTCCTTCAGGTGTGATATCAATAAATACTGGTATACCAGCTTCAGCTTCTGGTCTTAGTATTACTGTAAGGGCAACAGATACTGGTGGTTTAACAACTAATGCTTCTGCTGGAGGTGCCGGTGATCTTGCTATTCCACTTTGTCAAGCACAAGGTGATGTTATTGATGTACCGTATAGTGCTACATGTAGTGGAACAAAATATAATTATTACGACAGGTGTTATGGTGGTCAAGGATCACAAGATCCAGGAGATAAATATCAAGAATATTTTTGCCCAGATGATTTAACTTATAGCAACGTAGATGGTCATTGTAACAGTGATTTTGAAGATATATTAAGTAATAATGTACTGGTTGACACAACTACCTCAGGTGCTGCGGTTACTAATTTCTTAAATAATGAAAGGTTTACAAAAATATTTGTAGGTGGTAAAGCTTTAGTAAATGGAGCTGTTACAAGCGCTACAATAAATATAGATGGACACTCTACAAATTTTAACGTTGAACAGAATATGATAGTTACGGGTACTGGTATACCAGCAAATACTACAGTGCAAACAGTAACAAGTCAAAACGTAATTGTATTATCAGCTTCAGTAAGCTTAAGTGACAACACAGAGTTAACTTTTGGAAAAGAAGTATTAGATGCTGCTAATACATCAGGTGTTGATTATTTTATAAGAATAGCACCGCATGCTAATGATACTCCTGGTGCGGCTGGATATGTAGGTAATAGTAGTAGTAATTTTATTGTTTCTATTGGTGGTGCTGATTACGAATATATAATAGGTGTAGGATCACACAGTGGTTTATATGCAGATCCTGATAACGCATATCCAGGCGTAAGAAAAATGGTAAGAAGAAGTACTATAACAACAACAGTTTATTCATAAAATTATGCCAACAACTATAGACATAGCTTATTTTAATTCATTTTATATAAAGAGTAGTAAGGGATCTGAAACTTGGCATATAGAGGAGAGTAGAATAAAGGGTGGTTTTAATGAGGTTTCTGTAGACCTTGGTGTAAAAGCATATATAATAGATGAATCATTTGAAGAAGAAAGAAGAAAAAATGCTTTAATATATAGTGGTGTTTTTAATTCTAGAACGGCTATAAATAACACTAATCAATTTTCCATGGCAGAGCCAATAACAAAATCTGTTAACTCAGCCAATGGTAGTATACAAAAACTTTTTGCAGAAGAAACAAATTTAATTGTGTTTCAAGAAGATAAAGTTAGTAAAGCACTAATAGATAAAGACGCTATATTTAATGCAGAAGGTGGTGGCGCCGTAACATCAAGTAACCTTGTTATCGGTCAAATAGTTCCTTTTACAGGTAGATATGGTATTTCAAAAAATCCTGAAAGTTTTGCTGTTTATGGCAGTAGAAAATATTTTTCTGATAAAAATAGAGGTGTAGTATTAAGATTATCAAGTGGTACTGGAGGTGGAGACGGACTAACACCTATATCAGATTACGGTATGCGATCTTTTTTTAGAGATAAATTAAAAACAGCTACAAGAATTGTTGGTAGTTTCGATGCTTATCATCAAAGTTATATTATATCAGCACAAACTGGGCCTTCTTTTGAAACAGTAAGTTTTAGTGATAATATAAATGGTTGGACTAGTAGACATAGTTATAAACCATATCAAGGTTTTAGTTTAACTAATAATTTTTATACCTTTAGTGGTAATAACATATGGAAACACTATGATAAAGTAGGTGGTGTAACATATGGGCAATATTACGGATCTAATACAAACGAAAGTTCTGTAACTTTCTCCGTAAATCAAAACTCAGTTGAAGAAAATATATTTTATAATATTTCATATGAAGGAACGCCAAAATGGGCATTAAAATATATAAAAACAAACACTGATGATAGAGATAGTAATGGAGTAGATGATTATTATTTAGATTCAGCTGAAGATATAGCAAACTCAGAAACAACAGTTTCTAACGTTTATATAAATGCATCTATATTTAACAAAAGAGGTAATAGATATTTTGCAGACTTTCAAAATAACTCACCTGGTATAGAAGGAGAGGTATACGATGCAGATATATCTAGTAATTTAGGTGTAACAGGAGTAAAAGGTAATTTTTTAAAGGCAACATTTTGTTTGCCAACAAATGAAACGATAACAAAAAAAGAAGAGTTGTTTGGTACTGTAACGAATTTTAATAAAATAACAATATAGTGAATCCTAAATCAAGGACACCACAAAAAAGAGTTGGTACAGGTAGGATGGCGGGTTTAGCTTATTCACCTCTTCCACCTATAAAAGGTACTACGTTAACTTATTATAATAGACCAACAACAACAACAACAACAAATACAACAAAAAATATGGCAAATCCATTCGCAATAGCCGCCGCTGGGGCAGGTATACTAGGAGGTATTTTTAGTAGTTTTGGTGCAGGTAGAAGAGCACGTGACGCTGAAAGACAATCTAGGATGTACCAACAAAGGCTAGATAATTTTCAACAACAAGAAATAATAAATCCTTACGCAAATGTAAAAGATCTTAGTAATATGATTACAAACCCAGCAAGAGACATGCAGGTTGCTACAAGAGCTGCAGAATTACAAGCGGAAGGAACAGATCTTTCTTTAGCTACAGGATTAGAAGCATTGAGAGAAACTGGCGGTGGAGCTGCAGCAGCTACCGCAATTTTACAACAAGCAAATGCTTCAAAATTACAAATAGCAGGTAATGTACAACAACAAGAGGCGGCAATAGCAATACAAAGAGCAAGAGGTGAACAGATGGCTAATCAACAACGTATGCAAGAAGCTATTAGATTACAAGGCGCAGATGTGGCTGGTCAGCAATTTATGTTTGGCGTAAGAGAACAAAGAGATAACATTAAAATGGATAGATTACAAGGTATGGCAGATCGATACGCTAATATGGCCGGTCAATATAGACAAGCACAACAAAGCGCTTTAGGTACTGCTTTTGGTAATCTGGCAGGTTTAGGTATGAAAGGTTTATTTAATTAATAGTTATGAGTTATAGAAATCCAGGAAATTTATTTGTAGGTGATCCTAATGCTTTTCTAAAAAGCTTTTTAAGCACTATAGAAAAACACAGAGCCTATTATGAAAAACAATCTGAAAAAGAAGAAAAAGAAAAACAACAGTTAGACTATGCTTTAGCCCAGTTCAATAAAGAAATGGACTATCCTACTATAGCTAAAACTTTTGGTAAAGATGTAGCTGATATTACCAAAAAAACTATAAACGAAAGATATGTTGAAAACGGTATGTTTGCTAATGCTAATCAACAACAAAGACAAGAGATATATGATGAAATAGGTATGGGTATTTTAAATCCGCTAACGAAATTAGGCACAGCTGTAAAATTAGATCCTACAGAAATAGATTTATTTGGTTTAGATGATGGTACGTTTAAAGATTTTTTAACAAATAAAATAAACGGTTTTGAAGTTATTATGTATAGCGGTGGGCCAGCTTTATCATTTAAAATGCCTAATGGTGCTACTAAAATACTAATGGCTGATAAAATACCAGATAAAGTAGATTTATTAAAAAACAAAACTGATATATTAACAGGTCTTGATGGTATGTTAAAAAACAGTATAAACGCTATAGATTATAGATATCAACAAGCAGAAGATCCTTTAAAAATTCAAGACAAAATAACGGGTGATATAGATGCAGAAGCAACTAGATTATTTGGTTTAATGGACGATCAAACAAAAAGGGTATTATTTAACGATTACGCTAGAGCAGCAACAGATATATCTATAAGATATAATGATTTTCCTGATACCATGACACAAGAAGAAAAAGAAAAGGCTATACAAGATCAAGATGGTGCTATAATTGAATATCTTAAGTTTCAATTACAAAACGGTTCGAGAACTGTAAATAGAATAAATATGCGTTTAGAGGAGCAGCAAAATCCTTTAAATAATTTAACAGCTGAGCAAAGAAATGATTTAGTTGAACAACAAAATCTTATAGGTGAAATTAATAAAATTTACACTGACATAAGTGATCCGGTAACTCTACCGAGTATGTTAGATTTTAATTTAACAGCAGGTGATGATCCAGTAACAATGACAGATGTAGATCCAAACACTGGGCTAGGTGTTGTTAATATACCAGGTTTATTAACTATAGATAACGAAATAGTACCAGCAACATTTGATGTAAGGACACTAACTGGTCAATTTAAATTAGCTAATTATATGTTGGAAATGAGATATGGTGCAGATCCTAGAAAACTACAAAAAGCAAAAGGACTTTTAAGAGACGATTATAGATTAAGAGTTCAAGAACAGGTTGAAAAAGAAAAACTAAGACAAGAAAAACTTAAACAAGAACAACTTGAACAAACTGAGCAAGCATTATCTCCTGAGGCGTTAAACGAAACACTTCAAGCTAATACTAGTAAAATAGCTGAATTAGAAGAGTTATATAGTAAAACATCTTCTGGTATGGTAACAGTTGATGGTGAAAGAATATCAAAAAGAGCATTACAATTATTAATAAGACAACTTAAGGACGATAACGAGGTTTATCAAGACTTAATTGATAAAGGTGAGTTAGATCCTATAGAAGTACAACAAATGTTAACTGATATGGGTATGCAGGTTAAAGAATATGAAGACTTATATAAGACAAATAAATCACGTTATTACATAAATGAAGAAACTGGCGAGGTATTTAGTAGATCAAGTAGAGGTCTTGATGGTATTAGTAGAGCTGAATTAAAAGAACTAATAGATAAATTAAAACGTAGAATCTCTATTTTTGGAGGTCAAGAAGACGTTGATAAATCTTTTGCACAATAATATGAATGAATTTTATTTAGTTAATGGTAAACTTTTCGAAGTTGCCCCAAATAGAAAACAAGAGTTTCTATTAAAACACCCAGACGCAATTTTACAAGATAATCAAGAACAAGTAAAGTTGCAAGGAGCAGACCAGGGTGTGACTGCTCTGCTGTCAAAAGCACCCAATATGGACTTAAATTTGGTAGATGGTTCTTCGGTTTCACAAAACTCAAGAATTAGCTTTGGTGAATCCATAAAAAATAGTTTTAAAAATTTTGTAGAACAATTAGGAGACATAGGTGAGTTTTATACTGGTGAATCTCCTGCTTTAGATTTAGCTAGTTCTGCATTAGCCCAAACTATATTAGGTAGGCAAACTGTATTAAATCTAGAAAAAAAATATGGTAAAGACTCATGGTTATTAGAGGGTATGACAGAACAAGATCTGTTAGAAGCAATACCAGCTTTTAGAATAGAACAACAACAAAAATTACCTACAAAAAAAATCATACAATCGGTTAAAGAAGGTGATATTCCTGGCGTTGTTGCAGCGGGTATCGACGCTGTTATAAACGCTATTGGTTCTATAGCATATGGAGTAACAACTTTTGGTAGTGGTTTCTTTTTTGATTTTATGGCAGAAAATTATTTGAATTATAATGAAGAGTTAGCCAAGCAAAAAAACATGTCTTTATCTGATTTAATAAAATCTGGTGACGCTGAAACAAAAACACCTGCTATAATAGGATTTAGTCAATCATTACTTGAAAACATAGGTATTGGAAAAATACTAAAAGGTGGTTCTGGTATGTTAGCTAGTAAAGGCGCTGGAAAATTAACAAAAAAAATATTAGATATTGCAGAGGTTGGAACAGTTGAAGCTTTAACAGAGTGGAAACAATATGGGCTTACTGAAGCAAACAAATTAATAGCAGAAGGTAAATCATCTGGTGAAGTGGTAAAAGAAACATTAGTAAAAATGTTGACTGAACAAGATGCTTATGAAAATTTACTACAAGGTTTTGTTGGAGGTGGAGGTGCAAGAGCATCAAAAAATTTAATTTCAGCTGGACCGGCTGTACGATCTACTAAAGAGTCAAATGAAATACAAAGAAACTTTAATGCTTTAGTTTATAATAGCAGGGTGTTAAATGAGTCTGAAGATAATTCAGTTAGACAAAAGGCGCAAGACAATATAGACACTGCAAAAGCAAATATTGAAATACTTGTTGGTAGATCAAACGCTAAAATAAATAACTTGTCAGAAGAAAATCAAAAAAGAATATCTGACATAAATCAAGAAACACAAAGTCAAGTAATAAAACTACAAGAACTTGATCAAAAACTTCAAAACAAAGAAATTACAAAAGACGAATATAACGTTTATCTAAAAGCAGCTAAAGATCAATTTAATTCTAATGTTTTAAGAATTAAAGGTATTTTATCAGAAGATCAAGGTGTTGAAATGATAATAGATAAAAGTACAAGCTTTGGTGCTAAAATGGGCGAAGCTTTAGGTATAAAGTCACAAGATATAGAAACAAACAAAGAGTTTGCTGATATACTTGGTAAAACAGAACAAGAGGTTAAAAATATAGGTGGCGTATACGTTAACGGTCAAATATATTTTAATAAACAAGCCGCTAAAGATACTTTTCAAATAAATATAGGTGCACATGAAGTGCTACACCCTATAATAAACTCACAAATAGGTAATAAAAAACAACAAGGTAAAATGGTTGAGGGTGTTAAAAAAAGATTAACATCTAGGCAAGTATCAGAAATGGATGCTATTATGGAGAGCAGGGGTTATGGTATTGAAAGTGGAAAATATGATACTGAATATTTTAACGTTTTTACCGATGCTTTGGCTAAACAAGAATTATCTCTTGACAAAACAGTTTTAGAAAAACTTTATGATTTCATTAAAAGTTTCTTTAAACAATACGATTTAGAAATAGGTTTTGCTAATTCTGATCAAGTATTTAACTTTTTAACTGAATATAGTAAGTCAGCACAAAACAACGAGGTTTCACAAAAAGTTTTGGATGCTATTGATAAAACAAAACTTGCAAAAGAGCTTAAAAAGAAAAGAAAACAGTTTTCAGAAGTAAGAGATGAGTTCGAATTAGAAGATGGTAGTTTTGACTACGAACAGGCTAATAAAGTAATAGATGATTTGGTTGGTGAAAAAGACGGTAGCGGTGCATATGTTGTAAGTAAAAAAGAGTGGGATGAAGGTGGTATTAGTAAAGCTTATAACGCTATAATACAAGGTAATAAACTAGATCATTTAATAAAACGTGGTATTATAGGCAAAAACGTACATGGTAAACCTATAGAAACATTTGTTGAAGATGTTAAATTAGAAATGACTGGGGTATTAATGCGTTTTAATCCTGAACAAAATGATAGTTTAATGGGTTGGATTAACGCTAACCTAAACTATAATAAAGGTAAAATAACAAAACAATACAAAAAAACCGCCGCTAATAGGTTAGATATAGAAGCTGGTGAAGTTGGATTTGTTGCTAATGAAGCTAGAACTGAAGAAGATTTTTCTGAGTTTGATACTAAAAGAGGTGTAGAAGAGATTGATCCTGATTCAATAATACCATCAAAGCTTTTAAATGTTCAAAAAGAGACTAAAAAAGCAGTTGTAGATAATATTGACAACATGAACGTTAGTCAATTAACATATTCTAAAGTACCATTATTAGAAGAGGTTGTAAATTCTTTTGCACAAAAAATAGGTATAAAGCCAAATAAAATAACAAATTTTAAAGATAACTTAGGTAAAGGTGAAGCTATAAAAATACAAGAGTTTATATACCCTATAGTAGATTCATTTATAAAACTTTTACCTAAATATACTAGTGTTGTACAAGACGCAGATCTTGGTGTACAAGGTAAATCTGTTAGAATACCTACTAAAATAATTAATGATAAAAAGTTTGGATTAGACCTGTATGTTGCATATAGATTAGGCACAGGAAGAGTTGAAGATGCACAAGGTAATCCACAATACGTTTTACCTGATAATGCTTTTGAGGTAAATGAACAAGGTGAAACGGTTGTTAGTGAATCGTTTAGAAATAAATATCTTAGGGTTGCAGGTATGAATCCAGATGGCAGTCCTATATCAGTTGACGCAAGAGGTAAACTTTTTGATGGTCAAAGTCCAGAAGCACAAAGATTAAAAGGTATATTAAACTTTGCTATAAGAGCAGCTATAAATACAGAAGTAAGAATACGTATGCAAGAGTTAGGTATAAATCCTAATGCAATAAATAATATTTCTGCAGGTAAATCACAATATCAGTTTAGTCAAGAAGGTGATTTTGATTTTGTATTACCTGAGTTACAAAAAATGATTTTTGAAAAATCAGAACTAAAAAGGTTTACAAAAACCATGTTTGAAAATGAAGAACTTTTAGACGCTGCAAATAAAATATATGACATAACTCTTAATAGAGAAGATTATAAAGCTTTTATGTCTTATAAATATAAAAACAACTCACAACAGTGGGATTATGATAATCTTGTTAAAACACAAAAATATCAAGAAAAGTTTTTAAATAGTTTACCAGATGTATTTAAAGACAACAAAGGATTAGCTAAAGCAATAACAGGTTTTCAAGGTATAAACTCTTTATATCAAGTTACACATGATCTATATATATCAGATGACAAAGTACTTGTTGATAAAAACGGTAAAATACTAAGAGATAGAAAAAGTATTGAAAGTATAACTTTATCTGAACAACAAGTTGATAATTTTATTTCAAAGAATAAATTAAAAGCTGAAGGTAATTTAGATCAAAACCAAGTTAATTTTATAAATAGATTAAATGATTGGGTAAAAGGCGAAGGTAATATTACAACATTAAATGATATAAGAAAAGTATTAAATAACGATAAGATAAGTTACGATAAAAAACTTGCTGCAATAGTAAAACAGAAAGATGCTAAAATAAGAGAACAAAACAATGCCTTGTTTAACCTTATTAATTTATATAAAATGGCATTTATAAAAGCTGGTGATACTAAACAAGAAAGAAAAAACAGATTGTTATTTGTAATTAAAACAACTGATTTCGATACATCGTCTATAGGTGGTATAAATAGTTTAGCTTCATTAGATCTAACAATATTAAAACAAGAAAAAACAAGATATTCTTTAGAAAGCTACAAAACTAATAGCAACCTAGGTAAACAATTAATATTTGATATTTTATCTGGTAAAGAAACAATTTTAAATAGTGATGCCTATAAAGCTGGCTTTGTACCAACAAACATGCTACAACAAGCACCAAACATATCACAACAAGAATCAATTGATAATGTAAAGAAAAATACAAATCCTGACGAACAATTTAGTAAAGTAAAAGATGATTTTGATATAGAGAAAACACCTTTAGAAGAAAAGATGGCTGAAATATTATCTTTGAAAGATACTAGATATGAAAAAGGAGATATTATTGATACAGCTACTTCTTCTCGCCTTGCAGTTACAAGAAAGAAAATAAGAAACATTATACCACCTAGCGCTAATGACTTTTTAGGTTTATTATATTCAATGCTAGGTAAAGGTTCATTAGGCGAAAGACAATTAGACTTTTTCGACAAAAAACTTGTAAGGCCTTTTGGTAAAGCTATTATGATGTTAAATACGTCAAGACAAGCTAAAAGTGCTAAGTATAAACAGTTTTTAAAAGACAACAAAGGTTTTCAAAAAACATTAAACGAAGACTCCGGTGTTCTAGGGTATAATAAAGATCAAGCATTACGAGTTTATTTATATACAAAATCAGGTTATAAAATACCTGGTATAGAAAACGAACAAACAGTTGCTAAGCTACAAGGTGTTGTTTTAGGTGATCCAACGCTTTTAAAGTATGCAAGTCAATTAAGTAGTATAATGCAACATCCACAAGGTGATACGTGGATAAACCCTGATGATAAAAGTTGGTTAGCAGGAAGTGTACAACAAGATTTTTTAAGATCTATAGATGAAACATCGAGAAAATTATATTTAAAAGAGTGGATAGAAAATAAAGAACAAATATTTTCTAAAAACAATATGAATAAAATTAGAGCTACATTTGGTAACGATTATGTAAGCGCATTAAAAGATATACTAAACAGGATGGAAACTGGAAGATCAAGGCCTGTTGGTACTAATAAAACCATAAATAATTTTTTAAACTGGATTAGAGGATCTGTTGCTGTTACTATGTTTTTTAACACAAGATCAGCTTTACTACAAACAATATCTACTTTTAACTATATAAACTTTTCAGATAATAATATATTTAAAGCTTCTGCTGCTTTTGCAGATACAAAACAATGGGCAAAAGACTTTTTATATTTATATAACTCAGATTACTTAAAAGAACGAAGAGGTGGTCTTAGGACCGATGTACAAGAAGCTGAAATAGCTGAAGCTATTAGAAATAAAACAGGTTTCCAAAGTTTATTAGGTACTATGCTACAAAAAGGTTTTGCATTTACAAGAGCTGGTGATGCTTTTGCAATATCAGCTGGTGGTGCTACTTTTTTTAGAAACAGAGTTAACAGTTATATTAAAAAAGGAAAAGACCCTAAAGTAGCTGAAGAACTTGCTTTTAGTGATTTTCAAGAAATAACAGAAGAAACACAACAGTCTGCCAGAGCTGATAGATTGTCAAAACAACAAACTGATGTTGTTGGTAGAATATTTTTAGCTTTTCAAAACACACCAATGCAGTATACTAGAAAAACAGTAAAAGCATTACAAGATTTTAGAGCTGGTAGAGGAAGTAAAAGAAAAAATCTATCAATAATAATGTATTATGTTGTTTTACAAAACGTAATGTTTAATGCTTTACAAAACGCTTTATTTTCACAACTATTCCCTAAAGATGATGACAAAAATGAAGAGGAAGAGAAAAGAGAACAAAAACAATTGACGACAGTTGGAAATAGGATGGTAGATACATTTTTAAGAGGTATAGGTATATATGGGGCAATTTTAGCTACAGGTAAAAACGTTGCTTTAAAGTTTATACAAGAAGATCAAAAAATGAGATCAGGTGAGGGTAGATTTGATAGATCAGGATTATTAATAGAAGCACTAAACGTTTCTCCTGCAATAGGTATAAAATCAAATCAATTTATTAGAGCAGCAAGAGGTCATGAATATAATTGGAAATATTATAAAGAAATGGGATTATCTGTTGAAAACCCAGCGCTAGACGTTGTAACAGCGGCTGGTTCTTTTGCTAATATTCCTGCTGATAGGTTATTAAATAAAGTTAGAAACATTAAAGACGCTCTTGATAGTGAAACTGAAATTTGGCAAAAAATAGCTTTATTAGGTGGTTGGAATAGGTGGAATATAGATTTTGAACCAGATGATTCTGTTGCTGCTTTAAAAAAGAAAAAATCAAAAGGTAAACCTAAAAGACCTACTTATAATCTTAATAAGGGATACAAAAGCCCATATAACAAAAGAAAATATAATAATTAAAAAAACACAAAAATAAGTAATCAATATATTATACAAGTATAAAGCATGGCAACAGAAATATCCGAAAACACTCAATTAAAATTAGATCTTAAAACAATAGGAATAATTGTTGCCGGTGCGATATCTTTAGCTAGCATGTATTTTGTTATGGCTGCTGATATAGAAGAAGCTAAAAAACTACCTGAAGCACCTGTAAGTGAGGTTGAATTCAAATATAAAGACGAAATGATACGTAAAACAATTGAATTAACTCAAAAGGATGTAGAGGCAATAAAATCTGATGTAGAGTCTATGAAAATAACATTAGAAAAGTTAGATGAAAGACTTTATGAAATTTCTCGTAACTAATGAAATATTTAAAAATACTATTATTATTATTTACACTAACAGGTTATTCACAATATAAAGACGGTATATCAGTAGTACAATTTAGCGCTGAGTTTGTAAAAGACAATGAAATATCATTAAAAAAGTTTGATGATCATAATACACATTTATTTTACTTAAGCAAACACAGTGATCATTTTACAAAAGAAGAGATAATATACATACCAACTATTATATTGTTTCATAATGGTGAAGAAATATTAAAAATAGAATCAGGTGTTACATTAAAACTACCTGAAAATACAATAGATAAAATAGAAAACGCTATTAACGAAATTTTAGAAAACACATTTTAACATATGAAAAAACTATTATTAGTACTTTGTTTATTAATTTCATTTAATTCAAATGCACAGTTTTTAAAAGAGTTATATAAAGACTTTTTAAAATACGGAACGTTTTATGTAGCAGGTGATGCTTCTAACGCGTACGAACAAACATATAAAGATTACTTTGTTGAAAGACCGGCTGATGGAGATCTATATAGTATACCTAGAGTTATTGATGTAACAGAATATTATCCAATGGATTACCGTATTGGTGTTGGTTTTAGAAAACTAGCGAGATTTGGGTATGAGGTGAAAGGTAAAAGCTATTATGATGGTACTGAAAACAACAAATCATTATCAGCGCCAACATCATCTGTAAAAGGTTTAGAATATTTATTTCATTATGAAAAAGAACGTGATAGGGGTGAAGAATTTTTTAATTCAAGATTTTTTATTAGACATGTGGGTAAATATCACATTGTAAAATTAGAACAAAGAGAACAGGGTAATGTTGGTTTTAAATATCAATCAGCAGAAGTTAGGGCTAGATTACCAATAGGTTAAAAGTTCAGCTTATCTGCAGGAGCAATATACCGTACACATCAAACACCTTATGGATATAACCCTATAGAAATATGGTTAAATGAAACTGAAGTTGATGACTTTGGTAATGAATACCCAAAAAATCCATGGTATAGTTTAGGATATGAATATGGTTATACTGATAATTTTACAAAATACACAGATATAAACACGGGTGAAGAAAGATATGACTGGATATGGAAAGATAGTAATGGCAAGGTTGTAGCTTGGAGTGATAGAGATTTTAGAAACTCTATATTTGGCGATCTTATGAACTTATATAACAGAGAACAGTGGGATTTATTAGATGCTTTTGGTGAGGTTGCACCTGTTGTTGGTTTTGATTTTTACCACTATAGATCTAACTTTTGGCTTCACGCTTATGGTAACTATATATTACCTTATCACAAATACGTTGTTGGTGATGAAAACGTAAGTTATTTAAATCGTAACAATTGGGGTAAAGGTGGTTTGAAAAAAGATTCAGAACTAGAACAATGGGACGATTACCAAGCTGGAATAATATTTGGCTGGAAATTAAGCAAAGCAATAGGAATATTTGCCGAAGGAGAATATACTAAATTCTGGGATTCAGAAATTTATAATTCTTCTGTAGGCGTAAACTTTACATTTAGATAAAAATATGGCAACACAAATTGGAGAAGATACTCAAGTACAATTAGACCTAAAAACGATTGGAATGATCGTTGGAGGAGCAATAGCTTTAGCGGGTATGTGGTTTACTTTACAAGCAGATATAAAAGAATTACAAAATCAGAATAATCCTGAGGAGTTTGTAAAGCAAATGGAATTCAAACTTAAAGACGAGTTGATTCGCTCGACCATTATACAGATAGAGGCGTCTACAGAACTGCTAAAAGAAGATATAAAAGAAAACCGAGAAGAAATAAAAAAGAATTCAGATAAAATTTACGAAATCACAAGATGAGAAATTTAATTACAATTATATTATTGATGTTTGCTTTTACAGCAAGCTCACAAGAATTAACATTATTACATGTTAATGCAAAATGGAATGAATCAAATGATTACGACTTAAGAGGTATTCGTCATGCTAAAGTAATTATGGCAAGATTAGAAGATCAAAAAGCAAGTTTAAAACAAAGCATTAGATCAGTTCCAACCGTTGTGTTATTAGACAAAAACGGTAGACCCCTAGGCCAATGGGCAGCTGGGTTAAATTTTAAATTAATTCTAGAAAAAGAAGTAATTCAAAATAGAATTAATCAAGTATTATTTGAAAACAAATAATAAATGAAAAATATAAGTGAACATGTTACATACAAGGAAGGTGTGTACAGCATAACTGCTTTGCGGTTAGGTTTAAATAATGATCCTACAAAGAATCATTTAGCTAACATGGAATTATTAGCAGAAAAAATATTTGAACCTCTTAGAAAGCACGTAAACGGTCCTATAAAAATTAATTCGTTTTATCGCGGACCCGAACTTAATAAAGCAATTGGCGGAAGTAGTAAATCACAACATTGTGAAGGAAGAGCAATGGATATTGACGATAATTATGGATATATGACAAACGCTCAAATGTTTGAATATATAAAAAATAACTTATCGTTCGACCAAATGATATGGGAGTTTGGAAACTCTGATAACCCTGACTGGGTACATGTAAGTTATGTAAACGAAGAAGCTAATAGAAATAGATGTTTGTTAGCATATAAAGACGAAAATAATAAAACAAAATACAAAGTTATATGAATTATAAAATGAAACAGGGTTCTAGAGAAAATGATACTATAGGGCCTTTTAGAGGTGACAGTATTGTAAATAAAAGATTTAAAGGGCCAGGTGATGTTCCTAGAATAAAATTTACACAAGCACAAATTGACACTATGTCACAAAAATCTTATGGTAAACTACCTGTGTTTTTCAAAACAGCAGATGCTCCTATGGCGGCTTTTCAAAAAGGTTTACTTGATACTATAAAATCTATAGTAGAAAAAAATAAAAAATGAAAATATGGAAAATTGTCCTTTTTGCGGTAGCTGTACTTGTCACTAGTTGCGTAGTACAACAACCAAAACCTAAAATACAAATAACACACGTATTAGCTGTAACACAAGAAGGTGATACTTTAAAATTACCTATTGATGTTGTAAGGCCTATTAATTACAGGATTATAAATTATGGATACAGTCGTAGTTGGTACCCCTACTATCATCCATATCCACATAATCATGTAAGGAGTTATGATTATAGTTACAGCGGATCTTCTTATAGAGGTAGTAATAATAGTAGTAGTAGTGCTGGTAGTAGTAAAAACAGCTATGGTCAAACGCCTAATCCCAAATCTGTTCCAAGCTCAGATAGATCCTCTAATTCAGCAACTATTAAAGAACCAAGAAAATAAACAAAGTGTGACAAAAATTACCCGAACGCCTCGTGCGCTCTACCAAGTAACGAAAACCCATGCCACACTCTATTTATTACCCGTCACACGCTAAACAGTTTTCATCCATTGCTTGTTCAGCAATATCTCCCCTAAGTACTGACTCAGTACGCATATAATACAAAGTCTTAATACCTTTTTTCCAAGCTTCCATGTGGACTTTATTAATCCATTTTGGCGTAGCTACGGACGGAAAAGCTAAGTTCAAAGAAACAGACTGATCTATATATTGTTGTCTTATACCAGCCTGATTAACTAACTCTAGTTGATTTATTTCTTTGAACGTTTTAAATACTTCTTTAGCTGGTGTATCAAATTTACCTACAGTAACTTTTTCTAATTCTTTTACACCCTGAACAGATCCACCATCTTTTAGTATCTTGTTCCAAACTTTTTGTGTGTCTATTTTATTTTTCTTTAATACCTTTTGAAGCGTAGGATTCTTCCGTATAAACGTACCCTTTGCGCTTTGTTCAGTAAATACGTTTGCAGCCCACGGCTCAATGCCGGGTGAAACGTTTCCACTGAGTTTGCTATTGCTGACAGTAGGAGCAATAGCGCGTAAATGAGTGTTACGCATAGCAGAGCCACGACACCAAAGGGGTTCTCCGAACGCCTCAGCCAATGCCATAGAGGCTCGCTCGCTTTCAATCTTAATTTGACTAAATATTCTTCTCGTTTCATATTGTGATAATAAACCTTCAAATGGTAAACCTTGTTCTTGTAGATATGTATGCCAACCAAGAACTCCTAATCCTAAAGCCCTACCTTTTTCAGCAGATCTAACAGAATTATGAAAGCCAACTTTACCTTTTGATTTTTGTATAAACTCTTCTAACACTCCATCTAAAAACCATATACTATCATATACTAGATTAGTGTTTTTCCATTCATCATATTTGGCTAAATTTAATGATGAAAGGCAGCAAACAAAACTATGAGATTCATCAGTGTGTAATGTTATCTCAGAGCATATGTTTGTCATGTGCACTTTTAAACCGTGTTTTCTGTAAGCTGCTGGATTACCCTTGTTTGTATTTCCCTTAAATAAGATATAAGGCTCTCCAGTTGCTTTTCGCTTTTGTAATAGCTTTCCCCATAGTCTTCTTGCGTCTTTATCTCCTGCATCAAGCTTTCGCATGAACTTATCGCCGACCACAGCGCACTGGTGTAGGTTGAGCGATTGACGATTAACGTCTCCTTTAGGTTCGCGTATTTCCAACCACTCTTCAAAATCGGGGTGGTCAATATTAATGTTAACGCTTGCAGCTCCTCTTCGGACAGATCCTTGATTCGTTGCGAGTATTGTGCTGTCGTAAATTTTACAAAACGGCACAGTTCCATCAGATGTTCCATTTCCTTTTATTTTTGCTCCGGCCGGCCTAATCATATTTATACCGATGCCAACTCCGCCGCCGTGCTTTGCGAGTAACATCATTTCTAGGTTTTTTATACCTATTTCATAAACACTGTCTCCTACATCTATACCAAAACAGGATATAGGTAAACCGCGATCTGTACCAGTATTTGACAATACAGGTGAAGCTAAACATAGCCAACCTTTCCAAACATATTTAAAAAATGTTTCAGCCATTTCTGGTCGTTCTAAACGTTTAGCCACATTCGTACACACGCGCATATACGCGTCTTTAGGTGTTTCACCATTAAGCAGGTAACCACCACCAATTGTTTTTTTATAAACATCAGTTTCACCCCAGCTAGGGTAGTCTTCTCCTTTTTTCCAGTCTTTATTCCACATAGTTTTTATTTACCAAATATTTTCAAAATCTTCTCCTTCATTTGCTTTACTGTAGTCTGTCGGGCGTATAGCGAAAAAATCAGTATGAGTGTGCCCGCCGGTAAGATGGTAAAACCAATTAAGATTATCTGCTGAAGCCTCGTCATACTCGAATACTCCTTCATAGCCAAGTTCCATAAGTTTTTCATTTAATCTTTTTTTTATAAATTGTTTTAGATCGTTTGCTTTAAGATTTTCAATATCACCCATTTCAAACATTTTATCAATATATTTCATTTCAGCGTCGTGCATTGAATTAGCTGCGTCTAAAATAGTTTGTTTACAATCATCTAATAAAGTATCATCTTCTTTGCACATATGCCTAAATAAATGACAACCCATTTTGCTGTGTAATGATTCGTCTCTAACAGACCATTTCATTTGCTGTCCTATACCCTTTAATAAGTTTCGCATTTGAAAGCTATACAAAACTGCAAACGCGGAGTATAAAGAAACGCCTTCTGCAAAAGCAGAAAAGACCGCCAAGCTTTTTGCAATTTCTTTTTTATCATTTCCTTCATATGCTACTAAATTATCAAATCTTTCCATTGTAGCTTCATCTTGTAAAAAAGCTTCAAAATTTTCTAAACCTAACGTTTCATTTAAATAACTATAAGCCACAGCATGTATTGTTTCTTGTGAACCAAACATCATAGCCATTTGTTGTATCTCGTGTTTAGGAAACCAACCAACAACCTTTTGTGTCCAATAATCAGAAACAGCACATTCTGTTTGCGCAAAACCTAATAATATATTACCTACCAAGTTTTTTTCTTCAGGTGTTAGTTTTTCTTTCCAGTCTTTTACATCTCCACTCATAGGTATTTCAGTGTGTAACCAAAACGCCTGAGCTTGTTTTAACCAACCTTCGGTGTAATATTCTGGATATTCAAACGGTTTGTATGGTATTCGCTGATCAAATAGCCCCATATTAATATTGTATTGTTAAACATATATCCACAAATGGTATATATAAAACATAGTTGTTAATGTTGTTTTCTTCGTCTTCGTATCTTCTGATACCAAATAAAAAACCGTTATAAGTGCCAACACTTATTTCCCAGTTAGATTCTGCCTTGTTTTCTGTATTTTTTGACATAGTTTTTACTGCTTTTTAAATTACTTGTTTTAGATTTCGCATGCACACCTGGCCTGCGTATTTTCTTTTTATATAGTTTATTATAGTTTATAATCTTTTTAGCCATAACATTTTATGTTATACTTTTTATATTGATATTCTAAGTCTTTATATCTAAGACAACCTCTTGTTTCCATTGACCATCTTATATATTTGTTTATCTGCCTTTCTGCGTATTTTCTTCTAGCTAAGCCCTTTGTATTTCTTGTATTACCTGATCGCATTCTAACTGATTTTGAGGTTTGAACAATTTATAACCCGGAAACTGTTTGCTAACTAATAGTTTAAACAACTTCCAACGCATGGGAAAAGACTCATTGGCTCTACCCTTGCATTCAATAATAAAATCTGTACCTATAAAATCAGGTGTGTATTTAATAGGTAATATTCTTTTTTTTCCTCGATCTTTAAAAACACCTTTACCGTTAGACATACGTTCAAAACATTCGTTTTCAAAATGAAAACCATTTATTAATACAAATGTTTCTCCTTCATACTTAACTTTAATATTAGCCTTTTTTAATGCACAATACATGTATTTCTCAAGGCCTGAGGCAAATAATATTCCATCATATTCTACTTTTTTAGACCTAACTGGTCCTCTTTTTTTCTTTTTATAATATTTTTTTTTCATATTAATCGTCGAAGCGATCTTCATATTGTTTTAACAGCGTGTCTTCAACTTCGTCTTGCAAACATCTTTTTGCTGCTTCAATATATAATAACGCATCCATTATTTCTTCTTGAACGTCAATTAAAAAGTCCATTAAATTTTTATCACCACCATCAACCTCTTCGTGCATCATAGCCCCGTATTTAGCCTGACCTTTTAAACTTCGTTCATCTATTTTTCTGAGTACTGCTCGTACTACTTTGTCTTGTGTTTTGATTTTCATAGTTTTTCTTTTATAAATGTACCGTTTACCATTTTACCTTTTCGTTTACTTATAACGTTATACGCGTTCCTAATACAGTCTTCTATAGTTAAACCTTCTAAGTGTGCTAAATTAGTTAACACAACAACAACATCACCAATCGCATCATCTATTTCAGCTCTGTTATTATTTAATAAAGCTTTAGCTAGTTCACCTGCTTCTTCTTGAAGCTTTACATATTGTGTTTTTGAATCACCCTTTTCATATAATTTTCTTTCTCTTGCCCACTGTCTAATTAAAGGAAAAAGATCTGAAGTTGGTATAACCATTTCCATGTCTACAACATTTATTTGTTTTACCTTTTCGCTTACTTCGTTTATATGTTCTTTAAGTTTTTGTTCCTTCATGTATTTCTGCAAACTTTCTAAACTGTTTTCATCTGAGAAAAACTCATATAAAGCTTTGTTGTAAACATAACATCGATCTTTACTGAATTGAGAATTATGTGAGTTGTTTACGATCCAAGATGCGGTAGGAACATCAAGCGCAACTTTACCGTATTTAGTCTGCCATGAAAAACCTATATTTCCCTGCAGTAACTTGTTTAATGATTTCCTTGGCACAGGAAAAGTAGTTGTTTGTTCTGTTATGTTTAATTTCATTTTATTTACCGTTAAATTTTTATATAAAGTTCTGTCTATTCTATATCTATATTCTTTTTGATATAATATTTCTTTTTCAGAAGCTTCGTTTATACATTCAGTTTCTAATAATATTTCATATTCACTAGGTTTATAACCTTGTATTTTCTCAACCCTTATTTTTGGGTTAGTTGTTACGCCTATTTTTTGGCCTGGTATATGATAAATATAATACATTTAATTTATTTTATCGTTATACAAATGCAGGTTGTGTGCAAAATGATAATATGTACCAACCCGTAAATTTAATCTCTCTGCAACATATTTTTGTAATTGACTAAAACAGTACTGATCGTTACAAAAGCCGTACCAGAGATCATTAGAACGCATTATAGCTGACATATTTAGCTCATTATCTAATATTGTAAACTGAACAGCATACGTACAAGGCGTGTCATAATCATAATCTAACATCTCTTTACCATCGTATATACTTATTGCAGCTTGCCTTGTGTTAGGCGAGTTGCGTAATAAATTTATAACCATGTTTAATTGATCGTTTCTTCTCCATTGCCAACCATAATTAGAGTTTACGTTACCGTTGGGAAAAGCCATGCGTTTCCAAATAGCAGGTATTTTGCCATAAAGCTCTCCAAGCTTTTTTATATTACGATCACCAGACACATACCATTTCCATTCAGCTTCAGCGTAGTCTATTTTCCAATTTCGTTCTTTGTTTTTTATAATATTTTTTTCTGGATTTAAAATTGTAAAACCAACATTAAATAAAGCCTTTGTATTATCAAAGTCTTTACCTTCTAATATTATTTTATCTAAAAAATATTCGTAAGCTTCGTTTGCGTTATCAAATACTGTTTTCATTTCTATATTTTTTGTAATAATACCCGTAGAACTCATACATTTTTTGCCATACAACATCTCTGCGGTATTCTTCAGGTGATTTATAACTTTTTCCATTTATTCTTATTTCAATTTTCCAAGAATTAGCAAGCTTTGTTTCTGGCCAAATAATAATTCTATTATTGATACACCAATTTCTAGCTTCAATTTCTTTGTCTGTAGGATTATATTTACCATACCGTATAACATTATCATTTTTCCCAGGGTAACGCCTCTTCTTCATTTATTGTATCAGTTATTATAGGTATAAAACAACCTGATCTACGATCCCACCTAAAATGTGCTTCAGCTCCATTTTCACCTAAGTTTTGAAATTTAACTTTTAATATTTTTGCTTTTACAGTTTTTTCTTCATAGTTTCTATGAATTAATAAACCGTGATAGCTTGCATCATACCATTCACCACCGCCTTTAATATTATACATTGTTGGTTCTTCTATATTACCATTGCTGTCTTTGTACATTTTTGTAGGATGCGCAACTATAAACACTAATGTATCATATTTTTTACAAAAAGTTTCAATTTTTGTAAGATATTCCATTGTGTACCTGTTTATGTCATCAGTGTTTGAATCTACATCTCTTATCTTATTGAAAGGATCTATAACCAAACATTTAATACCTTTACGCTTAACAAGTTCTGCACCCTTTCGTAACACACTTTCTAACGTAAACCGCTCTAAATCAATAAAATAGAAATTATCGTTAATGTGGTTTGTAACACTTTTCCATTTGTCACCGTGTATGTCGTTTTTACTTGGCATACCTTCCCAGACCTTACGTATTAGCTTGTGAATATGTAAATATGTTGGTGCGTTCTCTGGTGACGCAAAGGCTGTTTTCCAACCATAATTTTTATTATAACCAATACACATTTGATCTACAAAGTCTGATTTACCACTGCTTGGTATACCTGTTACAGTAATAAATTGACCTGTGTATGTACTAAAAATATTATCAAAATTAGACAAACCAACTTGATAACCAGGTTTGAAACCATGTTTAACAAACTCTTCTACATCAGCTTCTATATCTTTATATGTTGTAACGTTTTCTAGCGGTACAGGTTTAGCTTTACTAACTATAGACCTTAATTCATCTTTACCATGTTTTAATAAGTATTCGTTTGGATCTTTAACGTCGGTAAACGAAAGTGTATAGCAAACTTCTGGACCTAGCCTACGTATAAGTTCTTGTTGTAAAGCTTGACCAGCAACGTCTGCGTCTACAGCAATAATAACTTTTTTCTTATCATCAAAATAATCTATACAATTATCTAAATAATCTAAATTATTATTGTTTATGGTTGCTCCATTAGGTACTGATATTACGTTTTTTATTCCTGCCTCATGAAAAGCTAAAACGTCCATTTCACCCTCTGTTATAACGCAAGTGTCATACCCAACAATGCTATCAATATTATAAAATACTTTTTCAGCGCCTTTATAAAGTTTAAAGTTTTTTCTAGCGTCTCTATATTTAATGTTTATTAATTTACCACCAACAATATAATTGAATTTAATTGTTGTTTCCTCCTTACCAGTTTGTGGCATATATTCTGGACCTTGAGAGACATTTAACTCTTGTAATGTTTTTTGGCTTATACCACGCTTGTTAAACCATTGTAACAAACGTTCACCAGGTTGCGCGTGTGTTTTAGTTGAATATTGAGGCAAAACATAATCTTTGTTTTTATTGCCTTTACGTTTATATGTATGGAATTGAAAAGTGTTATTACAGTTGTGACATGTACCCAAACCTCTTTCCCAATCATAGCTTGCACATTTTGCTTTTCTATTTTTAGGTTTTCTATCGTGAGAACAAAGTGGGCAAATACCTTGTGTTTTACCCACCTCAAGCTTATAGACATTAAATTCGTCTATTGCAAAGCCATTGATCTCTACGTCGTTAACGTGCATTTATTATATTAAATTAAAATGGTAAGTCGTCGTTTTGTACTTTAGCTTCAGGAGCTATTGGAGTTTTTTCTACAAAAGCTGGTTTGTCTGGAAAAACACCATTTGACCAAACAACTTTTCCGTTACCTAGATAAAGCTTTTTTTCTTTAGCTTCTCTTTCTTCTTTAGTTTGTTGCACTGTAATTGAACAATGCTGATCAAACTGATCTGGGTCATCATTAACAGCTATTGTAACGTTAATGTATTGACCTTTTTTACCTTTAACAATTCTGTCTTTAGGTATTTCTGTAAGATTTAAACTTGCGTTTATAAGTCCTGCCATAATTATAAAATTTTAGATTCAAAATATTGTGAAGGATCAAAGCCTTCTGTTTTATAAAACAAGTTATACATGTCTGTTGCACGCATAACTTTATCTTGTCCTGAGTCGTAAAACTCTTCAGAACATTCAAATATAGCTATTTTATGTGTACTCTTGTCTATAGCCATAAACATCATGTCAAGATCAAATAGTTGTCTATAAATATAAGCTTGACAATCGTAATTAAACTTCCTTGCACTATAACGAAAACCATCAACATCGGAAGTTGTCTTAATGTCAATGATTAAATTTTCATTTTTATTTATTATATCGGCCTTGCCTTTCCATAAGTTTCCATATATTTCAGCAATACCTGGTATTTCATAACTTATGTTTTGTTCTGTTTTTTTATTACCATGTATTAAGTTTTCACAAACTTCATTAGCTAAAAGTTTATCTCTTAGTAATTCAATTTTATCAACCTCATGTTGTAATAAACACAGCTCACCATCTGACATCTCTTTATATACCTTTGTGTTTCGCGTGCTAGCCTCTATAACCTTGTACGTATTAATTTTTTCAGGTTCTAATATTATTGTGTGTAAATATCCACCTATAAGCATGTTTACATTCTGATCTTGTTGATCCATAAAACCTGCAGGATTATTTAATAACGTACCTATTTTACTGTATGATAAAAACTTTTGTCCGAAGTCACCATAATAATGATTATCATCTTCTAAAAGCTTTAACCATTCAGCTTTTTGTTTTTTGTTCATGTTATAATGTTCGTTTTAACGTATATTTTTTTTCATCTACGAAGTCTTCTGATTCGTCTTGACCAAATACACCCAACGCATAAAAACCCGTGTATTTTAACACGATACGAGACATAGCTCTTTTTTCAGCCATAGCTAAAACGTAACTTTGTCTACAGTTTTTCTCATTAGCCTCGCCAAACGTAGTCAGTGGCCTGTCGTTCCAAACTGAACTAGCTTTAACAGCTGCTGAAACACCTGGTGTATATTCGACAACGTCGTAATCTATATTAATATCAGCTACAGCTTGAATTTTATCTATACCTGATCTTGTTATAATAGTCCAACCTTGAGGGGATTTAAACGTGTCTTCTTTGTGTAAGTTATATTTCTTATATAACTCATTTAAAATTTCGGTTCTGGTTTTTGTGGTATTCATATGTTTAATTTTATTAGTTTAAAAAATCTATAATACTGTCTGGATCTACCTTTTCAATAAGTTTATCCAGAGCTTCTCTTTTTATTTGTGATATTCTCACAAAGTCTGATACTCCTGTTATATTGAGTATTGCTGCTATTTCTTTTGCCTGTAATTTATCACAGTCTAAACCATAGCTCATTCTTAATACTTCATATTCTTTATCATTTAAATGAGTCTTCATCAAAGATAATATATATTTATTAAGAATATTAATATTATATTGTTTTGATTTGTCTTCGAACTCATAATTTGTTTTTCTGTCATCATCATCATCAATGCTTAGAAAAATTGAGTTAAAAAACATCTTAATCATTTTTTTATCTTCACCATTATTTCTACGTATTTCGTTAAGCTTATGTTCTGGTATACGTATATCTCCTCTGTTCATGTCTATGTGTCTTCTTGTTGACCCTTTAATTCTTTTTTTAACAAAGCCTTTTATTTGTTTTAATACTTCATCTTCATCACCCTGAACTATAATGTTCCAGTCTATACGATCCACAGCTGCAATTAAACCATAGAAAGATTCTTGCATAATGTCTAACATGCTCATAACACCTGAAGCTTTATCAGCTGTAGAAAAACTATGTGATATTTGTTCTGCGTATGGCATAAGCTTTATTATTAATTCTTCTCTTGTATATTCTTTCCAAGGTTTATTTTCAATTTTACGTTCCGCTAAACTCTTTTTGTAACGTACGTAATTTGGTACGTTGTAACTCTTCATTAAGTAATTTCTTTTCTTTATTAAGTTGGTTATTCATGTTTCGAAATATAGTACGAGTTGAAACTTTTAATATAGTCGCAATCTTTTTTATCGTAATTTTTTCGCTTGTATCATGAATATATAACATAATTTCATATAAATCACTACTTGTAACACTGTTTTTTCTACCTATTAAACTTCCTGTTATTTTTAATTTTTCTGTTTTTGTTAATCCGCAACCCATTTTAAATATGACTTTTCTAGCTTTATTTTTTGGTGCTCGTTCAAAGTCTGAATTTAATATTTCCTTAAAAATACGGCTGCTATCGTTATTATTAATACTAAAAGTTGTAAATCCATTATCTCTATTAGTTATGTATTTGTATAGTTTTTTAAAATTATCATTTGTCATTTCGGTATTGAGGTATGATAAAACAAGCATATGCCATTTTAATGATCTGTACGTTGTTATCATAGATGCACTATGAAATAAATAATAGTACTCATGCGTGCCTTGTTCATAAAACCAACCCCACACAAAATCATGTGTAGGTTTATCATTTACAGGATACCTTCTGTATATGATTCTATTATTATTTAAATAATCTAGTCTATTGTGTGACATTAGCCTGTAATATATATATCTTATAACCTATTGTCATAGTTTTAGTTGCGTTCAGGTCAAAGATCAAACCCCTGAACATTTCAAACAACTAAAAAATTATAATAATTCAAATTAAATATCATCATCATCATTCCCCTTGTCGTGATCTTTGATTTTAATATTTATCTTATTAATTTTGATACTCAAAATATCCATTTTGCGTTTAATAATTTGAGCTTTTTCGTATTTTTCACCGTCTTCATACAACTGTAACATTGTAGTTAATCTTGCAAGTTCACCTAGTAAATCTTCTTCTTCAAGGGCTAATAGATATACGTGGTTTTGTTTTGCTATAATTTTTTTTACAATCAAATCTGCTAGTTTGTTTAATTGTTCATCGTTAATATTATATTCCATCTCGCGTTGTATGTCTGTAGTTACAGTATTGCTATACACGCTAATTTACTTTATTTATTTTTAATTGCTTGTATGTTTCACATTTTATTCCGGTATAATAAAACGGTGTACCACACATGCAATCTTCTGATACAACACCTATTACTTGTATTTTAACATCTTCCCATTTGCCACCTTTAACACTGTAATCAACTAAAAAATCTATTTTACCGGTCCATCTTTTATTCATTCTATCCATTACAATCCAGTCTCCGTTCATATCACCCGCATTATCAATACAAACTATAGTACCCATTGTTAAACCCACTTCTTCTAAATCTCTTGATACAGCTAACCACCTATGTTTACCCGGGTTATCTGGATCTATAATACCACCGTTTGCTGTTATAAAAGGTGTGTCATCAGTTTGACCAACAACTGGGTGATATATTGTAGCTTGTATTTTTCTTTTTTGTGAAAAAGTTTGTTGTACAAATAAAAGCAATATTATTATTATTTCAATTGTTCTGATTATTTTTTTCATTGGTCCATATCTATTATACGCAGCATGTAATCATACATTTTAAGGTTTTCACGTTCTGCTGATAACATTTTTGCGTGTAGTTCTTTACTTATAAATGTGTCAAAAGGTAATCTACCCTCTATTTGATCTGTAAGCCTTCTAACTTTTGCGTTGCATCTTAAATACCTAGCAAACACGTGGTTCCAAGCTTTACCCTTTGTTCCTTGTCTTTTATCTTGATCTTTCATTATTTCATCTAGATTCCGCATCATGTAAGTCGTTTGTTTCAGTGTTAAATATACGTTTTGTGTAACCCATTAATTTACCACCCCAATAGCTTGGTGCTGTTATTAAATATTCTGTATCTGATAGCTTTTTAACTTCAAAGTCAGAAAGCTTTTGATTAAAAAAGTTCATCGTGTCTTTGCTAAAAAAATACGGAGCTTTTTTCTTTGTCCTTTTCTTTATCTCTTGTATTGTCATAATTTTAAATTTTCTTTCTTCTCTTCTCTTTTCTATGTGGTGAAGCCATTGTCTTTCGATTCTATGCCTCATTTGGCTCAACTATTAATTGTGCTTCGTCTTCTATTTCCATGTACATATCTCGCCAAAACTCATCGTCAATTTCGGTCATATAAAGCTCGTCCTGAATTGTCTGATCTACGTATATGTAATTACCATCAAGAACATCTTGTCTAATGTCTTCTAACAAGCCTTCAGAATAATAAAATATGCAATAATCTGGCTCTACTTTATCCCAAGATGCATTTGGCATTTTAACAAATATGTCATAGCTGTCTGCAGTGTACATTACCTCGTAGGTGTTGTCATAACCCGCATAAGCTTTTATATCACTATCATATCTACATTGATAATGATTTAAAACTGTTTTTTTATAATTGTTTTTCATTGTTGTAATTTATATATAAAGTAAATTATTAGTAATATTGTAAGGGTTGATGTTAAGTAAACTATTTTCATTATTCTTCTTCTTCCTCTTCTTCCTCTTGTCTTTCCATTTCTGCCTCGTGCTCATGCCACGCATCTATAGCTCTTTCAATTTCTCTTCTCATAGCCACAATGCTTAAGCTGTGGTTTAACAGATCTTGTAAAGCATCAACTTCGTAATCTGACATTTCTACTGTCATCTCGCCGTTTTCGATTGCGTGTACACAATCTTCTAAATCTCCCGCTGTATTTTCAAAGCGGCAATAACTCATGTTTCCCATAATTTTATTTTTTTATGTTTATTATATTATACGCAAGAACTTGTTTTGTGTCTGTACGCTGTTGCTATACACTCGAAAACTTTTTACTGTATTCTTCATAATTTTTCATTATGTCAATACACTGATCTTTTGTCAGCCCTGTCAAGTCAGTTACTAATGATACGTTGAACATATTAGTAATACCTGATTCTTGTACTGTTACGTACGAATTAAATTGTTTTTTTGTAATTCCCATAATTTATAATTTTGCGCTCACTCTGTATTTACACGGGCTTGTGACCGTCGTTGGCTACATTAAGCGCGAGTTAGACGGCGTATAGACACCATAAGACCTAGCTAATCGGTTTACCCGCTTAATCTTGATAGCTTGTTGCAGTGTTCAACCACTATTCTTAAGTATTACTACTCATTGAATAATCATATCTGATTACAACAGTCTGGCTAACCTCAATAGCGTGAGGTGTTCCTTAATTATCAGCCAGCTTCATACCTATCATGGAACAATCTATATAGTTCCTTTGTAATAGATCTTAATCGCTCTCAGTATATCTCTGATTATCATACTTATATTTATAAGCATGTCGTCTAGATGACTGAGCAACCCCCTACCCCTTGTTCCCGCAAGGCGTTGTTGGGTACTAACTCTTCAGTGGGTTTGCAACCCCACCTACAGCTATATTAAAGTTATGACCAAGGTAAATATGAAAAATAAAAATAATAAAAACCTAATATGGATCCTCGGCCATAACTTAGTTGACATGGAAGGAGTCGAACCTTCGTAAGAGTTCTTATGCGACAGCGTGTTTCTTATGTTCCAGCTAATCATTAGTGTTATCTCTTTAATACCATATCATGCCAATAAGGCAGCAGTTGCGGACTGGTAGCTAACTAGTATTATCATTTATCCGCTCTTTCTGTTTTGCTTTGACGACCGTCATGGATTCAACCATTGTTTCTAACGGGTATAAAGCTAACGTGACCAGTATGCCGCCGCCTACTTAAATCCAGATCCACTATAAAACATAATACTTTCAGCTACGTTTTCTGGACAATTTTCTTCACACAACCTGAATATTTCTGTTACAAAATCATTGTCTATATATTCTTTACCACCTACAGACCAGGTTGTTAACTCGTTTAATGTGTACTCTGCGTCGTATGTTTTCCAGTCATATATTGTATAGAGCCTATTGTCATGCTCTAGCACCCATTCAAACTGAACTTTACCGTCGCCAGATTCACCTGATAACGTTGGTTCACCCAACATGTTTACTAGATCTTTAAAGTGTACATTGTCTAAAGAACCTATTTTGTAACTACCTGTTGTTTCACGCAGGTTATCATCAGCTTTTAATGTTGTAATTTTATTCATATATATATTATATTAATCACCATATATTCTGTCTGTGTTTGACACCATCCACTCACAATTACTAAGGGAGTGACCTTTTTCCATTATGAAATCTTCATAGTTTGGATATTCATCTATGTCTACCCAAGTATGATTATGCGCAGAAACTTTATTTTCTTTTTGTTCTGCTGCTGGCGCGTAATAACGATACACCTTGCTGTCTGTAAAATCTAATACAAACAGTATTTTTGTTTTTTCTTTATTATCCATTATATATAGTTCAGGGTTATTTCTGTTGACTCTCATGAAAAGTTCTCATGTCATGAGGTATTGCAAAGGTGGCGTGTATAGCAGCAAGGGACTGACGCCATTGCCACTCACGTTCTCTATATTCTTTTGATTCAAGCCATCTACGCCAAGCTTTACTACGATCGTCTACGCCTACATTTTTTTCGTACTCTTCAACGTCTTTAAGCTTTTTTGCTAATACCTCTGGTTTATAATCTACAAATTTTTTCATTAGTCTAATAATACCATATAAGCTTCAGGATTAGTATTTCTAAACCAAGCTAAACCTTTTTGTACATCGCCGATCATCTTGTCAGACATCGGTAACACTTGAGCACCTACTATAAAATCGTACATGCTAAGTTCAGGACCGGTTAACGTATAGCTTTCGCCGCTAAACGGATTCTGTACATCAGCACCTATACTGTACCAAGTACCTTTAAACCATTCTGGTTTTGTTTGTTCTATTGTTTTATTCATCTTTTAAAAACTTTTTAGTTCCATATAATAAATCATGACTAGTTAATTCATAAGAATAAAGCCCCGCGTAACTCATTAAAGAGCTAATGTCACCAACGGTTAAGTCGTGCCAACATGTACTACTCATTAATCTATATTTTAGTCTTTTAGCGCTATCATATTTTGTAGCACTATCCCTAAGCTGTTTTTTTACATCTGAGCGTAGGTTATCGTAAATAGTATTTATTTTAGTCATAATTAATTTTTATAATATTATACACTTTCTTCTGTGTTAAGTCTGTATGTGTTATCTAAGTCATACATCCTTGCCCTATAAGTTACCTCTTCTTCAGTTATTTGTAGACTGAGATACTTATTAAATTTAACGTAGACTGCGCCACGTTCTTTTTCAAGCTCTAAACCAGCTTGTCTAAACCATCTCCTGGCTTTGCCAAGATCAGTGGTTGGTTCTTGATTTTTACTCATAATGTATCGTATTCTTTTATTTCGTTTTGTATTGTTAATCCTAATTCTTTTGCAACATAGTTTATATGCTTTGTAGTAGTAACAGAAGAGGACATACCATTAACTCTCCATTTTAATTTATATAATTTGTTACCTTCTATTTCAGCAACATGAGTATCGTATGAATATACATCATTACCAATTACTTTTAAATTTTGTTTGTATCTATCTAATCTACTCATTTTGTAATGCAATATTAATTTCTCTTTGGATTTCGTCTTTTAATAAAAATATATCATCAGAAAACTTTTTATTAATAATAATTTCTATACGAAGCAAAGCTTCTGTGTGTCTATCTAATCTACTCATTTTAAAGTATATTTATTTTTAGTATTAACTTGGCTATATGTTCCAAGTCTATATATTTTATTAGTGTATTTTTTATATAAAAGGCCAAAAGAATCTTTTAATAGCAAATCTATATATTGATTATACTTATCACCTTCGTATTTACACTCTGCAACTGACCACTCGGCTGCCTTTGTTGCAGCGGCTTCAGCTTGTTCTTGTATATCCTCTAAAATTTTACTTATTTCAGGAGGATGGTTTGTTCTAATTTTTGTCATAACTTTTAATATAAAAGGTGGGCAAGTTAGTGTGATTTATGCCCCGATTTCCGGTTAGATTCAAAAGGATTTGTAATCAGGACCTTTCTACTGTTACCGGTTTGCGGGAACGACTTACAAAATCTCCTATTTCTTACCCACCTATCAGGCAATTCACTTATGTGTAGAAATCCATCAAATAACTAATAAATGTAATACACTTCCGTACGCACTGCAGCAATGATTTATCAGGCCCCGCTGTTTAGCACCACATACATTTTTTAGTTAGCTTCAAATCTACCTAATTAAGCTACTCGTCCTGTATTATTTTCTACGCCAAGATTTGTGAACTATATCACTTAATTCTTGGCTAACTACTTGAACCTCAAGTACTTGCTTGTTAGCAATAATAGGTACATAACTGTACTTTTTTGCTGTTGAGCAATTTACACAGGTATAATAGCCAAGAGCTAATCTACCCGCTTGTATTTGATCGCCACAACTACACCGCATGGCTGAGCAATAGTGTGTATAGCAACACAACTACGCCTAATATAATACTAGCAACTAGTGTTGATATCCACAGGTTTATTAAAATAGTTTTATTCATAGTTTATCTATTTGAAAAGCAACGAGGCCACTTTGTAACAAATACGTGTGCGAGGTCATTGCCTTTGTTTGCTGCGTCTACTATTATTCGAGCAACTTCATCTTGCTTCTTGAATAAGTCTTCTTGATGTAGCATGTCGCTTAACATGAAGTCTTCGCCAAGGGTATCAGCAAGCTTTGATATAAATAATTTATTTGTCATGTATATATTATATTAACCACTTATTTATTAGTCTGTTTTTTGATACCTAAACACCTTTGATATAAATCATTTACTACATTTTCATAAATATCACCATCTTCTAAATCACATTCATATGCTACATAATCCTCTACCTTTCGTTTAAGTTTACAACTTCCGTCTTTAAATTTTTCACCCGCATATTGAGAATAATACTCTATAGTTGCTGGGTCCCAAAAGTATTCTTGTGTAGGAAACTTTTCGTCTTCAGTTACTTCTAGTTTAGGATTGTATATATCTTCTAAATTTAGAAATATGTTTATTCTACTTTTTTTCATTTGCTTTTTTATTTATTAATTTTTGGAACTCCTCTTTAGTTATCCATTTATCTATATCTGATACAAACACCATATCATTTCTAAATATTAATCCATTAAAGTTACCTTCTTTTAAAAATCTCATAATTAAAATAGTTGTAAAATTTCTTCTCCTAGTTTAAGATCTACACGTTCAATTTTATCTCCGTATTGTACTAGATATTCATCTAGCGAAAGATTAGAATCGAAAAATGATGGTTTATACTTATCACTCATACTTAACATATAACAGCGTGCTATTTCGTGATATATAGCTTCTTTATCTATTAAAGAGTTATTAAATCTTTTCTGATGCTCTGGGTCTTGTGTCCACCAGCCATCTATGCTTAGTTTTAAATATTTTTTACTCATAATTTTTTCTTGTATTTGCTATCAATATTAAAATATGCTTCATCTTTTAATGCGTCTTTTCCGTATTTCTTAATCATATGCTCTTTGTACACCGCATCTTCATGAAAAACTATTTCTGCAATTGCATTACAAAAATCTGCTCTATCAATATCACCTTTGTTTAGCATTATAAGTTGGAATTGTATTTCTGACATTAATCTTTCATAATACCACTCCACAAGACTTACTGAGTCTCTCATAATTATTCTATTGTATACTCGTTAGTTACTTGGTTCTTGAAATATTCTCTGTCAATAAATGTAAAGCCACGGTGGTTGAACCACGAGGTAATATTTACTTGAGAGCTTAAATTCTGAAATCTATTAGGTAAATTACCTATTTTAAAACCGAAGTAAACAGTATGGTTATGTTTAATGTAAGGTTTTTTAGATACTGATGAGCGTTTTATTATTTTATTCATAATTTAAATTTTATAATATTATATAACACTTGTGTTAATCTGTCTGTAATTCATAACTTTTACCTCTATCTTTTTTATAGTTATAATTCTTGTTATTAATTAAGTTTATTAACTCTTCTTTAGATTTAACATGGTATTGACTTAGAAACCATCCGCGTTGCTTGATCACTAAATCATACATTTTATGTTCTTCTGAGTAATGTATGTGGTAACTATATCCTTTCATTGGTATACACTATTTAATTTGTTAAGTAATCCCTTATCCAATCAGTCATTTGAATTTCTAAGTATTCATAGTCTAATAGGTGGTTCCAATCATAATCATTTAAGTTTATTACTTTATAAACATCTTCACCATAGTTTTCAATTAAGTCTACTATATTGTCTATTATATTCATTTTATTGTCTTCACTACAGTTAAAGTGTTGAACTTCTGAATATTCTTGTATTACTTGGTTATATATTTCTTCTCTATTCATAATTATTCTTCTAATATTTTAGTTAAACCTTCTATTATTTTTTTTCTTTTTTTTTCTCTATTTTCATAAAAGTTTTCAATTAGAGTAGATATATACTCTTTATCTAGTTTTTCCTCAGGAGTTAAATCATGAGATTCTATAAACCTTAGTAGTTGAGGTAAATCTTTTATTAATTCTTTTTTCATAATTATTAAAGTTATATATATTATATAAAATCCTTTGTTTTATGTCTGTTAAGGTGGATTATTAGTTTAGTGTATAAAAATAGTAGGGAGGTATAAATCAATACCTCACTGTGTGCAAGAAAATTAAAAAAGGTGACAATAGGTAGTATACTAAAGTAGAGTAGAGGCTAGTGTCACACTTTTCTGTTAGAATATAGGGCGCTTTGCTTTGCTCTGCATGCATTTCTCTTAGAATAATGCTTTGCTTCACTATTTTTGCTATACACACTCCGACTAAGCGGAGCATGCAAGTGTAATTACTGGATTATTAAATCTCTAGCGAAAGTAGGAACATTATTAGTAGCAGTATAAGACTTATACTTTTTGAAACAGTTCATTGCTTCAAACCTTTGCTTATTCACTTTGAATACTTCATCGTGATTATACTTGAATGATTTACCTTCTTTATTAGTGAAGTTAATAATAACACCTTTGCCTATTAGATTTTTTCTAATTACAAAGCGTTTAGTTTTAAGAGTATTAATTTTAGTCATAATTATAATTTTTAAAGTTATGAATATTATACTGTCACTTACGTGCTTTGTCTGTTCCACTTCGCTCGTAGAGTGTCTGTGCTATACACTACAGACAGAATGCTATACACAAAGAGGAGCATTACACTCCCCTTTGCTTCACTCGCTGCTAAGAAAGCTCACTATGAAGTGAACTCTCTTGCAAATGTTGGTACATTGTTTGTAGCAGTGTAAGATTTATACTTCTTGAAACAATTCATATTCTCAAATCTTTCTTTGTTTGCACTATATACTTTGTCATGATTGTAAGTATATGTCTTGTTATCTTTAGTAGTAAATTTAATTGTTACATTTTTACCAATTAAGTTTTTTCTAATTACAAATCTTTTAGTTGTAAGTGTAGAAGCTTTTTGTTTAGAGTCAGAAGACTTTGAATTATTTTTCATATTATATTTATTTTTAAAGTTATTAATATTATATATATATACTCGTTATAAGTCTGATTTACAAACCTCGTTACTGGTCTGTTCTTAGAATAGTCAGACAGATGCTATACACACAGCCGCAGCCTGTACTAGCAAAAACCTAAAACATTTACAAGAATTAATACAAACTCAGGCCCCGTGGGGCTTTTACAAGCTGTTTTCCTTTTCGGTACTGTAACGTAAAATGTATATATAACACTTTACCCCTATGTATCTTAACAATCTAAAAATCTATGTAATATAAAAGTTATGGCAAAACAGAAACTAAGCAAGAAGGCAAAGGCAGCTAAAGCTAAAAGAGATCTAGCATACGCTAAGACCCCGAGAAGGCGTAGAATGAAAGCCGAAAACCAAAGGCTTAGACGTGCTGCAAAGAAAGCAGGTAAAAATATAAAGGGTAAAGATTACGATCATAATACCAGAAAATTCATTTCCAGGAAAAAAAACCGTGGCGGGCACGGTAGAGGTACCAAAAAATACAACACTACATAATGGCAGAAAAATTCAAACCACATAAAATGTATTGTAAAGGCAAAGCTTTTATGGCAAATACATATCAACAACACTTAAAATTAAAGAAAAAAGGCTGCGGACATAAAAAACCTAAATAATGGCTAGAATAAGCAGTTATAGAACTGATACAGTTTTACACGATAAGGATCGTTTAGTCGTTTCATCTTATGAGGGTGAGGGGCAATCCGGTCCTATTTATGTTACTAATAATGTATTATTAAGCAGACTTGCTGATTTTTTAAATCTTAATTTTTCAGTAGACGATGTCAATTTTAACCTAAATAGTATGAATACTACTATTAATGGTCACACTTCATCAATAGCATCGATAAATACAAGTCTTTCAACAAACACCACAAACATAGCTTCAAACGCAACATACTCTCAAAACGTAGCATCATCGTTTGGTGTAGCAGATTCAAACGGTAATATAACATCATTATCACAATCATTTGCAAACTCAGTATTAAGTGCTGCAACAAGTGAAGATTACGCTACAGCATCACAATTAACTAATTTAACAGCCACTGTAAACAATCAAGGAGCTAGTATAACTACAAACGCTAACAATATAACTTCTGTAACAGCGTCAACAACTACAAATACTAATAATATAAGCACGGCAAATAGTAATATAACAAGTGTAACTAATACAGCTAACTCAAATGCTAGCGATATTAGCGCATTAACTAGCAGTTTAGCAACCACAAACGCGAATGTTACTCAGAATGCTACTAATCATACTTCGTTAACAGCTACAGTTACTACAAATACTACTAATATAGCGTCAAATGACTCCGACATTACTACAGCAAACACAAATATAGCCTCAAATGCATCAGATATTACCACTTTAACCAATAATTTAGCTACTGCTAACACATCAATCAACCAAAACGCTAGTAATGTTACATCTTTAACCGGCACAGTCAATACAAACACCACAACAATTGCCGGAAAACCCGAAACATTTAGACAAACATCAGCTCCCGCGGTTTCGGAGCCAGTTGGATCGTTATGGTTTGACACAGATGACGGAAATAAAGCTTACATATTAGTATCGGGAAGCCCAAATGTGTGGACAGCTATTCCAGATACGCGAATTGCGGCAAATGCAACTAGTATTACAACAAACAGCAACAATATAACAGCTAATGCTAGTGATATTACTACATTAACGAACAGTATTGCGACTACAAACGCCAATGTAACGCAAAATGCTACAAATGTTACTAATCTTACAAGTACCGTAACATCAAATACGGCCGCTATAACGTCAAATGATGGAGATATTACAACTGCTAACACCAATATTGCCGCAAATGCGTCCGATATTACAACTCTTACAAATAATCTTGCAACAGCAAATTCAAATATTACACAAAACGCAAGTAATCACACATCTTTAACAAGTACTGTTAATACCAATACAACAAATATAACATTAAAGCCAGAAGTGTTTAGACAAAACAACGCTCCGGCTGTAACAGGTGCAACGGGTTCTTTATGGTATGATACTAATGACAATAATAAATTATATGTACTTGTAGCAGGTAATCCAAAAGTATGGACTGCAACAGATGATTCACGTATTGCAGCTAACGCAACTAGTATAAGTACAAATACAAGTAATATAAGCACTAACGCAAGTAACATAACTACGTTAACAAATGATTTAAACACGGCTGAAACTGATATAACACAAAACGCTACTAATGTAACTAACCTAACAAGTACAGTAAGCACGAATACAACTAACATAAGTAATAAGCCTAATGTGTACAGACAGGATGCAGCACCCGCTGTAACTGTTCCGGTTGGTAGTTTATGGTATGATACTAATGATGATAATAAATTATACGTTTTAGTAAGTGGTAGCCCTAATGTTTGGACTGTAACTAGAGATGCTGGTATTGCTGCTAATGCAACAAACATAACTAATAATACCACAAACATCACAAGTAACGCTTCTGACATAACAACTTTAACAAATAACCTAGCTACAACAAATGCCAACGTTACTCAGAATGCTACAAACACTACAAACTTAACTACAACTGTAAATACCAATACAACTAATATTACAAGTAACGATACAGATATTGCTACTGCAAATACAAACATAGCAACAAATGCAAGTAATATAACAACCTTAACAAACGATTTAAATACTGCAGAAGCTAGCATAACTAGTAATGCAACCAATGTAACTAACCTAACTACTACTGTTAATAGTAATACAACTAGTATTGCAGGTAAACCAAATGTATATAGACAGACTAGTGCGCCAGCGGTTACTGTTCCGGTTGGATCTTTGTGGTTTGATACAGCCAATGATAACAAAGCATATGTTTTAGTGGCTGGTTCGCCAAACGCATGGACCGCAACACAAGATACTCGTATATCAACAAACGCTACAAATATAGCTACATTAAACACAGGTATAACAACAACAAATAATAATGTATCTGCTAACTCAACAAATATAACAACATTAACAACGGATCTTAATACAGCTGAAAGTAATATAACATCTAATGCGAGTAATATAACATCATTAACATCTACGGTAAATGGTAATACAACAAGTATAACAACAAACGCTTCAAGTATAAATGGTGTAAAAGCTAAGTATGGTGTAACTATAAACGCCAACGGTGCGATTACAGGTTATAGAATAATTGGTGATACAGCAGGTGCAAGTGAATTTATAATCAATGCTAATGATTTTAAAATATTTGATTCAGCTGGTAACTTAAATCCATTTAGTGTATCAGGAAATAAAGTACAAATAAACGGGGATTTAAATGTTTCAAGTGCGGCAACAATTGGTGGTACTGCTACAGGTAATGATTTAAATGGTAGACCTACAGCTTTATTCTTAAAAAACTTAGGTACTGTTTCTGGTGATGATGCCGCGGTGTGTATGGAGCTGCAATCAGCAGCAAGATGGCATCATGTTATAAGAATGTTTGGTGGTACAGACCAAGATGGTAATTTTGATCTTAGTGCACAATATAGATTAGGTAAATCACTTGTAGCAGGAAATGAAAATGATAATTATTCTACAGTTAAAATGATACTTAACGGTGGTGGATTAATTATTCCAGATGTAGCAGAAAATGCACCTTCAAATTATAATCCCGCAACTTCAGGCGCAGATTTTCAGTATGGTTCAAATATATTTTTTAATAGCAATAATGCAGCTACTAATAAATATGGTTACGCAAGGATGCACGTTAATGAATATTATAATACATTTTTCTTAGACGTACCACACGGTGCATCACATAGTTCAGGTAGTACAACTTATAATAATAGACATTTTTCAATAAGAACAAGAAAAAATACAGGTGGAGCTGGATCAACAAGTGGCACGTGGTATTCTAGTGAAATAATGTATATGGATACAAACGAACATTTACATGTTGCAGAAGTATACGATATTGATAATTCAAACTTATTTCTTGATTTTGGTAATACAGGTGATTCATTAAAAGTAGCAGGTGACGTAGTTGCTTATGTATCTTCAGATAAAAGATATAAAGATAATATAGTTAATATATCTAATCCTTTAGATAAATTAAATAAAATAAATGGTGTATCATTTACTTGGAATGAAATATCACATAAAGAAACAGGTAAAAAAGATATTGGTGTTATAGCACAAGAAATAGAAGAAGTTTTTCCTGAAATTGTAGAAACAAGAGATAACGGTTATAAAGCAGTTGATTATCCTAAATTAACAGCATTATTAATCGAGTCTATAAAAGAATTAAATAACAAAGTTAAAAAATTAGAAGATGAGCTTACCAAGTAGTGGTGAAATATCTATGGGTGATATAAATACTGAATTAGGCGACGCTAATCCTAATACAAGCCAAATTGATTTAGCTGGTAGTTCAACACCTACGTCATCTAGTTTATTTGGTTTTGCATCTAGTGCTGTAAATAAAACTGCTCCACATAAAATGAGTGAGTTCCACGGTTATACACACGTTGGTGGTGGTGGCGGTGGTGGTGCCCCTCCTCCTGGCGACGGCGGCGGACCTTAAAATAACATAAAAACAAGTAATAAAATATATTATGGCTAGAATTAGTAAATATACATATGACAACAACATAGTAAAAGAAGATTTTTTATTAGGTACTGACTTTGCATCAAAGCAAACAAGAAATTTTTCTATTGAAGCTATAACAGCTTATTTAGCAAAACAACAATCTATACAGGGTACTTTATTTGCTTTATCTTATGATCGAAGTACTTCATATGCAAATTTAGCACAAGGTAATATGTCTTTTAATAACAACAATGTAAGTTCAACACCTTTTTCTGGTATTACAGACATATACGTTAATAAATTAAATAATGAAGGTGAAAACATAGAAAACTATTTACAAAAAATAAAAGACAAAGATGGTGTTTTAGCTTTGTACAATTCTAGCAACGTTTTAAACTTTGGTGTTTTTAGAATACAAACACTTAATAATTTAACTTCTGATGTAATACAATTAAGTGTAGATGTGTTGTCTGATAATGGAACAATTACAGACGGAACAACACTTAATACAACATCTGTTTATGCAAACGCTGATAAACATGAAATAAAAACACAAACATCAAATGCTCCAACATGGGACTTTACACACACACTTAACAAATATCCAAGTGTTTCCGTTGTTGATAGCGGTAATAATATTATATACGGTGATGTAGAATACATATCTACATCAAGATTAAAAATACACTTTAGCTCTGCACAATCTGGCAAAGCATATTTAAACTAAAAAAAAATTATGGCAAGATATTTATCTAATATTGATTTAGCAAATAATCAATTACAAAATGCATCTTTACACCCAACGGGTACGGCGCCATCTTCTCCTGTTGAAGGACAAGTATATTTTAACAACTCTAGCGATAAGTTGTTCGTATATAGTGGTTCATCATGGATAGATTTAACGGGTGATATATCAGAAGTTGTAGCGGGATCGGGTTTAACCGGTGGAGGTGATACTGGTTCAGTAACACTTAATGTTATTGGTGGTACTGGTATTACAGCTAATGCAAATGATATTGCAATTACAAACACTGGTGTTTCAGCTGGATCTTATGGTTCTGGCACTGCAATACCTGTTTTAACTGTAAACGCGCAAGGACAAATAACAGCTGCTAGTACAGCTGCAATAAGTACAGATTTAACTATAGCTGCTGATTCTGGTTCAAATGATGTTGTAAGCATTGGTACTGATACTTTAACATTTGCTGGTACATCTAATGAAATAGATACAACAGTATCTAATAATCAAATACAAATTGGTTTAGTAGCAAATCCTACTATATCTGGTAATTTAATTGTTAGTGGAAATTTAACTGTTTCAGGAACTGTTACTACTGTAAACACTGAAACAATAAACCTAGCTGATAATATAATTACATTAAACAGTAATGCAACTGGATCTCCAAGTGAAAACGCTGGTATTGAAGTTGAAAGAGGCGATTCAACCAATGTGTCATTAAGGTGGAATGAAACAAATGATGTATGGGAACTAACAAAAGATGGTTCTAATTATAAAACAATTCAAAATATACAAGAAAGCACGTTTGCTGCTTCTATTGGAGATGGATCAGCAACCTCATATACTGTTACTCATAACTTAGGATCTAGAGATGTTGTAGTACAACTTTATGACAATAGTAGTTATGACACGGTCTTTGCTGATGTTACAAGAACAAACACTAACACTTTAACTATTGCTTTTGGAGCAGCTCCTTCAACAAATGATATTAGAGTTTTAGTTACTAAAATAGGATAAAATAAAATTAAATGGCGCAAAAGTTTCTAACCGACATAGAACTTACGCGAGGCCTAAAAGACTCTTCTGGTGATTTAGGTACTTCAGGACAAGTATTGTCTTCTACTGGTTCAGGTTTAAATTGGATAACAAATCAAACTGGATCTACAGTAATATATCAAGATGGTTTTACAGGTAATGGCAGTACAACTGCTTTTACTCTTTCAAATACCATAGACAACGAAAATAAAACACAAGTATATATAGACGGTGTATACCAACATAAAGATACATATTCTTTAAGTGGAACAACTCTTACCTTTAGCACCGCACCTCCAAATTCAAGCGATATAGAAATCATATCATTTGCATCTGTTACAAGTAACACTGTAGATGGCACAGGTACTGCAAACGATATAGCTATGTGGTCAGATAGTGATACTCTAACTGATGCACCTATTGCTATTTCTGGTAACAATGCAACTTTTGCAGGTAATATACAAGCCACTTCTTATATAGAAACAGATAATAATCTTCTTACTAAAGCTCAATTAAAAATAATGCCTGAGGGCAGAACTTCTTATGAAATTGCAATAGCCTCAAGCACAGACCGTCATTTAGATTTTAAAGTTGGTACTTCTACTTCTAATGCTGTTCAAGCTTTAAGACTTCATCATAATACTTTAAACGCATCTTTTGAAGGTCACATTATTTTACCAGATAGTAAAGAAATACGATTTGGCACGGGAACTGACGCAAATATTAGGCATGATGGTAACAATACAAAATTTTCTCACACAGGATCAGGTGGTTTATATATAGGTGCTGATACAATTGGTTTAGAATCAGGTGATCATGGTACAAATTTTTTAACACTTAATTCTAGCGGAGCAACTTTTTCAGGTAATGTTACTGCTGGGTCATCAAGTTCAAGTAAAAAATTTAGGGCATATCATAGTGATGGGTCATATATAGATTTACATGGGTATGGAATTTTGTTTAATAGGACAGCTTCATACATACGACCCACAGCTGATGGAACTCATAATATGTATTTTGGTTATAGTGCTGATGGTTATGATTGGAATAATATAATTTTTAATTTCACAGGTTATACAACGTTTAATGGAGGAAACGTAGGAATCGGAACAACATCACCTGGTGCTAATCTTGAGGTAGCTGGTGATGTATTAGTCGCAAGTGGTGAGTACATATCTTGGGGCGGTGTTGGTCAAACAAGTATAGAAGGAAGTACAGTTAGTAATAAATTACAATTTAGAACTGGTTCTGCTGATAGAATGATTATAAACAATACAGGAGTAGGAATTGGGACGACAACGCCTGATGGTAAACTTGAGGTTGCTGGTGGCACAACTTTAGGATTAAGAATAACAAATGCTGGGGATAGCTCAGCTTATGATCAAACCAGAATAACTTATTCAGGATATAATAGTGGATCACCGGAAATGGTATTTATGCCATTAACAACACCTGGCTCTGGAACTGTAAATACTTTTTTTAGGTTTAGAAATACTAATGGTGCAAATGCAGATAATAATGTTGCTAATGTATCTATTGATGGCAAGTTAGGTATCGGAACAGATTCGCCTGATTATAAATTAGAAGTCGAAAGTACAAGTGATGCAGATTTAGTT